GTTGCGCCGACCCGCTGGCTTTTCTTGCGCTGGAAGAACCTAATTTTTTGATTTTGCTTGTTATTTTTTTGTTTTTATCTTCGTGAAACATCGTATTTATGAGGCTTTTTTCCTTTTGTCTAATCATTTTTTAGACAAAAATAGAGGCAAGCTACCGCGCTATGCCTCTCTTTTGTCTATAATACTATTAAAATTATGCACAAGCTCAATAGCGTTGTATGTCGTATGCCTTGCTATACCCTGCCGCTCCCCGCTGCATTATGTTAAGAAAATCCTCCCTGCTAAAATCAGACAGCCTAAAGACTTCTTCGGGCTTCATTCCTAATTGCTTGCCTATCTCTTTGACTGTCTTCCCGCTAGCAACAAGACGCTGCACAATAGCTTTCATAGGCTCTAGCTGGTGCGTACCTCTTGCCCTGTTATGCGTGATAGTGCCGTATACGTCCTCGCTTTCGTCCTTGTGATCCACAATAACAACCGGCACTTTTCCGCCTAGTTTCGATTTAAGCGGCTCTCTGCCGGATACTGTCCACCTGTGAAATCCGTCTATTATTCCAAAATCCGGACGAACGACAATAGGCAGCGTCCATCCATTGACAAGAATAGACTGAGTTAAGAGTTTTAAGTTGTCTTCTGAAACGACATTCGGGTTGTAATCATTCGGCTTCAACCGCTCCCTGTCTACAATCTGAACGTTTTTTATAGGCTTCAATAAATCATCCATTTATTACTTCCTCCCGAATACCTGCGTAAATAACGCCCTGTATGTCCTTTTCTTCGGATCTCCTGCAATAAGCGCCTGATAAATGGCCTTATAATTTTTGTTGTCAATAAAAGAGCTGTGCAGCATAACAAAACGCTTAAATTCCTTAAAATTGCTCTTTTGACTTGGCGTCGTGAACCGCTCCGGCTGATTAAAAAGCTCAAAGACTTTCGCTTTGTAATCCGTATCGTCTTTTTTAGCCGCTTTTTTTCGCCTGTAAAGCTCGGTGTCAAAATAAAGCATAGCCATATATGCGTTCGGCTCTCGCTTGCATATACGATTAAATAAATCGGGGTAAAATTCGCACATCTTCACCAATGACCCCGCCGTGTCAATGCTGAAAAACTGTGATATTCTCATTTTGCCAAGCCCGACCCCTGTCCGGTACATATATTCATAGGCCGCCGGATATTCAAGACCGTTGTCAGCGATATACTTCCAAACGTCGCTATCGGTCCAGTCATAAATCGGATAAGTGTTTTGTTTAAGCTCTTTTGTGCGGGCAACGTTGTCCATTCGCTGCAAGCTTTCAGAAACCCGAACGCCGATAAGCGAGATTTTGTCTTTGTTAAGCCGCTCCATAAAGGCCTGATAGGTGTCTTTACGGGGCTTAAAAAGCGGGTGGCCGGTTATGGCAAACTTCGGCATATCCCGCACCCATACATCACGCTTCAGCCTGTCCCAGCAAATAAAGCTTTCATCATTAGTAAGGGCATTAAAACAATTAAAATGCTTGCACTCAATGCACCACCAGCGGAAAGGCACGCCGATAGACAGCCATTGCCGCCGCATATTCAAAACAATCTTTTCAACGCAAGGATAAATAGCCTCTTCATCCACAAAATCGACGATCAAAAGGCTTTTATCAATTTCGCCGCTCGCGCACATCTGAAAGACAAGGTTATTTAAGCAAATGCTGTCTTTGCCGCCGGATATGCTCAAAGAGATAGGCACGCCGTTTGAAAAAAGGTTTTTAATTCGCCGCCGCGCCATTGTCACAACGTCAACATCTGTATAAACCTTTTTAATCAATCGGTATGCACTCCCCGCAATTCGGGCAAAGGATAGTTGCTACTTCTTGCGCTGGTGTGTCATCCACCACCGCGGGCACGGCTGTTTGTTTTTCTATATCATTGTTTTGTTGTTCTTTTTGTGTGTCATCGTTATTTGTCCGGCTTGCTGCTACCTGCTGCTTTTGTTCAATAATGCCCTTATCCAATACGCCGTAGTTTTGAACATCTGCAAGAACTTCGTCGGCTTCCCTCATAAGGCTGCGCAAAACATCATCATCAAAACCGGCAATATCAAAATCACCGGTTGCGGTTATTTCCTCAAGATAAGCCTCTATATTTTCGTAGTCATCCGCTCCAAGCGAATAAGTCTTGTTGTCGGCCAAAATCAGCTTTTTCTTCTCAATTTCAGACAAGCCGGATTTCCTGTAAATAAACGCCTCTTCAAATCCGGCCTTTACCATAGCTTCATATAAGCCGTTCCCGATTAAAATATTATTATCTTCATCAATGACGATTGCGCGGGTCTGTCCGAACTGGTTAATTGAACGGATCAGCTCTTTAATCTGGTTTTCGCCGTGCTTGCGGACGTTTACCTCAAGCGGCTTTAATTTTTCCAGTTTTATTTTTTGTATTTTCATTTTTCATTGCTCCTTTAATTGCAAATATCAAAACAGATACGCAGAAAATCACCCTGTAAATGCCGATTGTGCTCCAAAGCTCTACAATACCGATTTCTTTGAAAACGCCCCAGAAGACGCATAAAAACACCGCCAGCGCCGTACCTACCCGCTTGTTTGCGACTTCGTGCATGGCAACCGCTATACTGTCGATTGTTGACGTTGTGACGCATAGCGCAGCAATCAGCAGCAGGGCGTTCATAAGCCCGTTGAATTGAAACAAGGACATTAAAAAAATCAAAGCCATATAGCCGCCGAAGAAGCCAGTCGCATATAAAAAGCCGCGGCCGTTGTTGTTCATTTTTGCCCGCTGCCACATCTGAATATCCCCAAACGGCGAAGTCAGCAGGACACAAGCCGACCAGAGCGCCCACAATACGCCGCCGGAAGAATTGAGCGGGTGCGCGTTTATCTCCGCGCCGGAGAACAACCCGACAACGATTAAGGCAATCAAAGTTATAAACGTAATTATGCCCTGATATTTATCGGTTAAGATCGAGGTAATCAGCCCGCGCCTGTACATCAGCAAAATAAAGAACAATCCTATTGCTGTCGTGATAAAGTAATTGTCGATAATCTGATTTAAGATATTCAGGTTAATAATCAAACAAAATGCCTGGATCACCACCGCGAACGTCTTAAATACTTTGTTTGTGTAAATCTTTCTTGTAAATATGCCGGTTTTGAACAGCAGGCCGAACAGCCCCAGCGTTGCGGCATTTGCAACAGCCCAGATTAAAAACGGCACAATTCCCCGCTCGATTGCGATTGACTGGCCGATAATAAGCGACGAAGCCCACGCCCACGAAAAGGCTATTGACAGCCCAAGAGTTAAGTCTTTTTTCATCTTATCCCTCATTTCTTTTTAATTGCGGCAAATCCGCCATAATTAAAATTATATTAAAAAAATACACAAAAAAGCCCGCTGAAAGAGCGGGCGGGCGTACGAACCATTTTCACCAATCGGTAAAAATGGTTTTTAATTATATAGCTTACATAAACATTTCTTTGAACAATTTCGGATTGCGCATTAGTGAAGATATTGCAGACCCGATTTCTTTTGAGCCGACACATTCAAGAACGATTATACCGTTCACAATGATAGAATAAAAATTGTTTTCCGGCCTGCTTATGTCGTTGTCTTTAATTACCTCTATATTATCAATATTCATTTTTCTTCCCCCTTTGCTTTATGTTTTTATTATATCATCACCCCGCCCCTTTGTCTATTACTTTACTTAAAATAATGCGCAAAGTTTTGAGCGTTTTAATGGGCTTTTTATGTATGATATACTATAATAAAAACAAGGGTGGAGGTGGAGAAATGAAGATTATACCGCTCTCTGAATTAAGAAATACATCGGCGGTTTCAAAGCTCGTATTAGAAAACAGTCCGGTATTTGTAACCAAACAAGGGGGAGAACATTTAGTTATGTTATCGCACGCAATGTATGAAGAAATGCAGAAAGAAAATGAAGATATGCGGCTTTACATCAAAGTCTTGCAATCCGAGATAAGCCAGATCAAGAACGGCGGTCAAACAAAGCCATTAAACGAAGTTATAGAAAAGCTGGATAAGAAATATGACTTATAACGTTGAAATGTCAGTAAAAGCCGAAATTCATCTTGAAACAATATATAACTTGCTTTTGTTAAATCACCCAGCAATCGCAAGAAAAGTTAAAAACAAACTTATAGACAGCATTAAAAGCCTGTCAACGTTTCCAAACCGCGGGGCGCGTTACCGCCGTACCGATTATAAGTTTCTTGTTAGCGGTAAATTCAAGATTGTTTACAAGGTTGAAACCGACCGCGTGATTATAATTGCTATTGATTAACAAACAGGCCGCTCTTATTGAGCGGCTTTCTTGTGCTTAAAATAAAGTTAATTGCCTTTTATGTTCCTCAAGCCTTTTGCAACTTGCCGCCCAATATTCGTGGTCTTTTTCAATACAAATGAAGTTCCTTTTCAAATTATGGCAAGCAATCGCTGTTGTTCCGCTTCCGCTAAAGCAATCAAGAATTAAATCGCCCTCTTTTGAATACTCCGCAACACATCTTTTGAAAAGTCGCAATGGCTTTTGTGTCGGGTGTATTGTTCCATCTTTCAAAAGTTCAACTCTGTTTATTCTGAACATTCTTGTGGGGCTGTCAAATGTCGAATATGCAAGTTCACAATCACTCATTGTCAAACCATCTTGCCCTTTATCACATACAATCCACCCTTTGTGTCCCTGTTCAAGATATTCATTAAAATAATTTCCCCCCCATATTATCATATTTTTTGAAACTCTTTTCATTTCATTAAATATTTCTTTTGGCGGAATAGATGAATCCCATTCTTTCCTTTGATGCTCTTTTCTGTTATGCTTTGGGTTTTTGCAATCGCATTTCTTTTGTCCGTCAAATCCTATTCCATAAGGCGGATCAGTCAAAACCAAATCAATACACTTATCCGGCAACCTCTTCAATATATCCAAGCAATCTGCACAAGTTATTTTATTTATTAAATCATCTAACATTTCCCCTCTCTTTTTCTTTTGTCTAAAATCATCTTGAAAAAATGGTATTTCACTATACGAGAACTTTTAACTAAACTATTGAAATATAATCATTTATAATTTTGGACAAAAAGTTATTTGCCGCCCTCATTTTCACCGAATAAAGAATTATAACAGCCTTGTTTCTTGGCAAAATTGCCTATTTGTAGGCATATAAAGTTTTTATCAACCACCGCTCCGAGTTTATTTTTAATTAACCACCGCTCTAATGATGACTTTACTTTCTCTGTTGCATGCCTGTATGGATAAAAATATTCATCTGAATAGGCAATTTTGAAATCTGTACCGATTTTGATTTTATCCCCATAATCCACCGACAACTCTTTTTCTTGCTGAGGCGTATTAACTAAATTATCTTCTATATTATCAGTTATATTATCAGGTAAACTTTTTTTAATACCCCCGTTAAACTCAGTTGAATACCCCGTTAAACTTTGTTTACCCATATTAAACTTTGTTGCATAGTATTCACAAAATTTAATATTGTTTATTATCTTTTCAACTTTTACAATAAATCCTTTGTCAATCAATGATTTTAAGTTTTTAATTACGCCTTGCTTTGTGCTGTTTGTCCAGTCTGCAAGATAAGATAAAGAGCCTGTATAGTGGTTTTCTCCGTCTTGTGAAAAACCGAATATAATTGCATAAATTAAAAGCTCGTTTCCTTTTAGCTTAAGATCATTAATCATAAATGATTGGATTGTTATATAAGAGTTATCTTTTACCATATTCCAAGCTTTCAAAAAAAGGTGGGCGTCTTGCGGTGGTGGCAAGAATAGGCGGTAAGCTTGGGAAAACCGCTCTCTATTTTTTTCGCCCATAATAATTAATACAAAATCCAAGCTTATTACAAGATAATAATCCTATATATTACAAGATAATAATCCTATATATCCTAATTTCAAGTTAATTTTTATTTATTCACCGCTTTTTTGATTGACAATTTTATAAAAAGAGCTATTATCATTAAGATATTATTTTTCCTTGCATAAATTACACATCCGAAAGCCCGCCGTAAAAAGCGGGCTTTTTTTCGTCCATGAGTGGGGTTTTTATATTTTTGGCTGTCCTAACCCCTGAAAACAAAAAAACGCCCTGTACGGGCGAATTTTTGGGCGTAGCGTGTTTATTTGTATTTATTCCTCCGGGAATTTAGGCAGCCTTGCCCAATAAACAGGGCGGTGGTTGCTGTTGTAATAGCAAAACTTATCGCCATTCCAGCACATAATATCGGCAATATACAGTGGGGAATTAGGGCGCTGGTTGTGAGAGGGGTTAGGATAAAGCACTAAAAAATCAGTAAATGCTTCATCTTTGCGGGGTTTATATTGAGGATAAGGTATATAAGGGCTTTTATTCGTCATTATGTTTATTCCATATAACAAAAAGAACAAAATAAGGTATACCGATTAATAAATTAATGAATATATAAAAAGCAAGCCATGATTTAGGCGGGTTTTTGCCAAATTGATAATAGGTATACTCTTGATAACTCTTCGTAGTAAGAGCTGTAAAAGTGGCGTTTGCCAGAAAATACATTATAATACATGCTATCATTTTTCTAAATCCTTTTCTTCAATTTCTCGCAATATAGCAATTCGCTCCATAAAATTACCTTTTATCAGATCAAGCGCCGTTCCTAGGCCGGATATTCTTCCTTGTATAAAAGCCCGCCGCTCCTCCGGTGTGCGGACACGCAATTTAATTTTTTCAGTGCCGACAAGACTGGTTTCTTCCTGTGTTAGCTGTTTATCCATTTTTAATTACTCCGTCTTATATGGTTAATTCTCGCAAGGGCTTTTTCAATTCTGATACGAGGTTCTATATTTTCAGAAGTTAAAATACATTCTAAACCGTAAAGAATAGCCTTTATATTGTCGATTTCACAATTATTTTTACAATTCTTCAAATCGTTTGTATATGAAATAAATTCGTCCTTATCCACCAATACACTATTATATTTTTTATAATAATATCGACAAAGGTCTTTTCTCATTTTTACAACCGGCACTTCGTTATCTTTGAAATAATTCGGCGTATATTCACCAGCGCCCGATATATCCCCCGTATAGCCGTTTCCATTTGGCCGCCATAGCCACCAACCGTTTCCATGATACGAATGATAAACAGATATACATATATATTTTTTAGTCATTTCACGCGCTCCCCCAGCTCAATATCGTAAACAGGTTCGTCAATATGTAAATCGGTATTTTCCCCGTTTATCATCATTATTTTCTTGATGAAAAATATCATTCGTTCCGGGTTTTTCCGATAGGCTTTTTGAAATTGCACATAATCAAATTTTTTCGGAAAAATACCTTTGTCAATATTTATTACCTCATTTGTTGTATATGGAAAATCTATCAATCTTCTAAACCAATATCTTGTCGCTCGGCGATATTCGTGCGTTTTACGGCCGGATTTAATTTCTTCAAACCAGCGGTCAGTCAAGACAAGTTTCAGTGTATTAGTCATTTCAAAACCTCACACAATCACATTCAGCCAATTTTACAATCCGTTTCAAGAACCAAAAATATTTTGCCTTGTATTTACAGGCTAAAAAATTTTTTCCGATAAGGGCATAATATTCCGAGCGGTCTTTTAACTTTTTCAAGTTTCTTAACCAACGGTTAAATTCTTTTTCAGTCATTTTTAGCCTCAAATTCTTTCAACCTATTGTTATAATCTTCTCGATTTTTTTCATCAAGTAACCCCGTTAATTGTCTTTTATCATCAATCAAACAACGCCCGAGTTTCTCATAGCACCAGTTTTGAAAGTCGGCGAAAGTATTACCAAATTCGCCAGTGGATTTATTGAAATAATTACCATGCTTAATAACTTCTTTATTGTTCGTAAAACTTAAAACTTGCATTAAAAGCTTTATGTCATCATCATTGATTTTTATATATTCCATCGTCGCCCTCACTTAAAAAAACTTATCTTTTTTCAAGGTCAATCAGATCGCCTTTTTTCAGAACGTCCCAATTTTCGCCGGTCCAGTCAACCGGGAAACAACGCAGCTCACGTTTGATTAAATCAATCTCGTAAAGATATTCAATATCTCCGTGGATGTCGCTTGTCCATTCGTACTCGTCATCGTCTGGGTCTTTGATTAAACTATTTGCAACATCCTCAGCCCATAAGCGGCAATTTTTATCTTTCAGCTTGTCGTTAAATTTATTAAATAAATCTTCACCAACACCCGCCGGATATCCGTCGTGGTGGTGGTAAAGGATAACTTCGCAATCTTTATCAATGATTTTAATGTTACATCTTGTGCTCATTTTTGTTCTCCCAAGTTGTTAATCTCAATTTACGCTGTTAATATAGCGCCGTTAAAATAAATGTCAATAGTTTTTTTTATAATTTTATAAAAAAATTGTTACTAAAAGCTTTTAATTTCATTTTTCAATTACACCAATCATTAAATAACGGTTATTATTAATCTTAAAATAAGCTTCGTTTAAATCACCAGTTCCCACAAAGCAGGACAAAAACCAGATTGTCATTATAAGCTCTATCCAGAAGCAAGCTAAACAAATTTTATGAAACATGACTTATTTACTCCGCATAAACTAAATTGTATCGGCTATCTAACTTTAAGACTTCCTCGCTCAATTCGTGCAAGTCTTCCCAGTCCTTTATTGTGTATTTGTGATTGCTGGGGGTGTATGTGCAATTAGAAAAGCCGAAAATTCCGTTTTCATCTTCTCTAAATGTAACCTCTGCTTGCATACCATTTTTGCAAGTATGCTTATAAACTTCTATTATCTTTTTCATTTTTACTCACTTTGTAGCATATAAAAAAATAAAACTAAAACAAATAACAAACAAAAGCCTAATTATTGATTTTGCCAAATCCAACTTTGACTTTAGCAATAAATTTTCTTGTTCGAGTTTGCAGTATTCAGCAAATATATTTTTCATTTCAGAACCTCACACAATCACACTCTACCAATTTTACAATTCTTTTTAAGAACCAAAAATATTTTGACTTATATTTACAGGCTAAAAATTTATTGCCGACAATATCATAATGTTTATAACGGTCTTTCAGCTTGTTCAAGTTTCTTAACCAACGGTTTAATTCTTTGTCAGTCATGACTACTCCTTTAATTATAAATTCATCATTCAGAACGGTGTTGATAGCCTTAACCGCTATATCAAGCTTTTTCTCAAGCTCAATCTCTCGGTCGCTAGTAAAACCATCGCTCCCATCGTCTATGATTTCTCCGCAATGCGGACAGATAAAGTTACTCATTGATAGTCTCCCAGTCTGTGGCAAGAACAGCTTCGGCAGATAGAGAGTATCTGTTTTGATTTTGATTATTGAAATCAACCGTATGACTATTTGGGTCTGCTTTTACAAGGATAAAACAGTCCTTTCCCCAGCACTTACGGCGCACCTTTCCGCCATTTCTTAGATGATTTGTAATTTTATTGTTAAATTCCATATTTTTTCTCCAATTTAGATAAAAATTTTGTTTTCAAGTATATCCGCCATCTAAGGTTCTTCCGTGCTTTTCCGGTAAAACGCTTTAATTTTTCTTCCTGTTTGGCAATGCGGATTTTTAACTGTTCTATCCTATCAGATATTGTCATTCCTTTTCTCCTGTTCTTCTTTCCAAACTTCTTCTAGCATACGGTCATCTAAATTAGACAGCACTGCATTAAGTTGAGAAATATCTGTTAAATGAATATAGAATGTTTGATAATATCCCCACCCGCAATTTTCCCAAGATGTAATTTTCCCGTCCTTTTTCTTTACGTTTTGGGGAACAGGAACGTCATATATAACTAAAAATCCCTCATTTAGACAATGACAAACCAAGTCATTCCAAAACGTTTCTTTCAGTTCTTCCTCTGTTTCATCTTCTTCTAATTTTTCGTATTTTTCTAAAACACCATCTTTAAGCGACCAATCGCAAATTATTTGCTGTTCTTTAAAACTATCAATAATATCATCTTTTGTATTATCAAAAATATCATCTTCCATTTTTGGCAAATCGCAACAAGGTATAATTTTGCATTTACCGTCATAATCCTGTTTTAAGGATTTTAATTTTATCTTATTCATTTTCCCTCACTTTCACCGATAATGGCGTTGATTTTGGTTTGTATCATTCGTGCTGTTTTTCTAGCCATTGTGTATTCGTAATCTTCAATTTGAACAACAATATCTCCAAAATAATCTTTACACTCTTTCAGCAACTGGCGGAGCTGTTGCAGTTCTTCGTAAGACGGAACCGGAGCAAGAACCTCTTGTATATCTTCTTCATCTGCTCCTTCAAAATAAAGTCCGTCAAAATACATTTGAATAATTACCCCGGAAGTTTTAATGTAATAATCTCCGTCCTCAAGCTTTCCGGATTTCCATTTTTCGGTTAAATCAGTCATTCTTCAATCTCCAAATCTTTAATCTTAAACCAATATTCAGGCACTTGGTCTTTAGTATGCCCCTCCCAAGTGTTTGTTTTAGGAAAATAACGACTTGGCTTTACTCTACCCTCCCAAATCACAAGTAAAGGTTCGTCAACTTCCCATTTTGTCATTCTACCGTTACCAAAATCTTTTTCGTATTTTGTCGGCTCTGGCAATTCTTTTGCCGTTTCGTGCCAATTAAAAACTGTTTTCATTGCTTTTCTCCTGTTTAATGATTTCTATCAATTCATCCTTTGTAACTTCTCTAATATTATATCTAGATACAATGCCAGTAAGTGAACAGAACATTATAATCAATGCCAAACAACTATTATCAAAAAAGGTTTTTGATATATAAAGAAGAGCCACCGCCATTAAGAAAGTGAAAATATCCGATAATACACTCCCTCTTATAGTTTCTTTACTCGCATAACTTTTACTGCCTTTAATTCTATAAATCATTATCTTTTCCCTATGCTGCGGTTAAAAGTTTAATGTTTGGATTTTCAAGGCTTATTGAAAAATTAGCCTTAAAGTATTTCTCCGCTCCCTTTGCCATTTCTTCTGGAAACTCCTCGGCAATATCAGACTTGTTTCTTATCCAACCCAAAAGGCGGGAAACTTCAACATTCATCGCTTTGGCAAATTCTTTATCCAATTTGATATGCGTATTGCCGTTTTGATAAATTTTATATTCCAATAGTGGCTTTTCCGGCTTGTTTTTCATATAAATATAATATTTATATCCGAATATTGTCGGCACCTGATACGGCATAGTTTCAAAGCCTAGATTATACGCTACCGCTCGCAAATCAGATATAATTGTTGAGGCTTTTTGCTCATTAATCTTTGGTCCATTCCAACTATATGAATCATTAAAATACAAACTATCGCAAATTATCCGGTAACTTAGGCAATAATGCGTTACTTCTTCCGGTTTATTAAAGCGGGGGCGGTCATTATACCATTTGTCGGCCTTAAAAACCTTTTGATTACTCTTGTATTTAATGATATTGTCCGGACTGGTGAAAGTCTTGTAAAGCTCAATAAGCTGCTCGTCATAATAGGCACTTGCGTTTTTGCAAACCCATACAATCAGGCTATATATATTGCCCTCGTTAAAATCAACCGTCAACAAGCCGGAAAATCGCTCTAAAAGCTTTCTTTTTGTTTCAGCAGTCAATCGGTCGGTTATCTCGTCCAGCTCTTCAAAAACAAGGTGCCAGTATAAATTTTTAAGTCCTGCAATTTTATTCTGTAACGCTTCCATAACCGCGTTTTTGCTTATGCCGATACTTTCCAAAATATCAACGTCAAGCCCGCTAATCGCTTTGAAGTGGTTATACATAGTCGCCATTTCGTTGTTATAGCTGTTGACAAGGATTTCAACCTTGTTCTTCCCGGCCACAAGCTGATTTTTTACCTCGGCTTTTTTCTCCTGCTCCAGCTCGTAATCTCTTTTTTCTTTTTTATCCCGCATTTGAAAAGTCGCATTAAACCAATCGTCAAAAGCCTGATTTTTCTTACATTCAGTTTTATCAATCAAAACAACGTCAACCTTGGCGCGGGCTGATCTTTCGGCGTTCATAAAATCAAAACTTCCTAAAACTTTATAGCTGGCGTTAATATCGTTTATAGCCTGAATAATATCTGCGTTTTCAGACCACCGCTCCGGTATAACAAGATAGATATATTTACAATTACCCTCGCGAATAATCCTAATTGCCCAGTTCTTAAAATCAGAATACGGCGGGTTGCAAAAAATCGCACCAACCGGCTTATCAATCAGGGTATTTGTATAAAAATCAGTACCCAAAATAACCGTATCTTTCGGCAGGCGGTCAATTAAGATTTTTGACTTCTCCATAACAAAATACTTAAACCAACCCTCGCGATAGTCGCCTTTATAATACTTATCGCCCTTTGCTTCGGCTTGTAACCTCTTTAATTCTTCCCTGCGGTAAAATTCCGCTTTCCGCTCGTCCTCAAATTCGCACATATAGGTAAAAAAATTACACGTTCCGCAGCCTATATCCAAGAATGAATTGATTGTGTTTTCGTATGAACAGCGGTGTAAATCAAAATCATGATAGATAACCATTATCATATCTTTTGTGGTAGGGTAAAATTCAAAATCCTGATTGTTTTCTTTAAGTTCTAAAACTAATTGCTGGGTGCTCATTTTCTTAATCCTCTTCATCTGTAACTATAACCACGCCGTCAATAGGCACTATCCGGACAACTTCTCTCATATCTGGCATTAAAACAGGTGTATCAGGATTTAATTTACTCAAAACATCTATCATTTCTTGCGCTGTCATTTTTGTTCTCCCAAGTTGTTAATCTCAATTTCTGGTATCAATATAGCGCCATTAAATTAAATGTCAATACTTTTTTTTATAATTTTATAAAAAAATTTATAAAAAAAGACAGTAGTTTTAACCACCGCCTTGTTTATTTATATATCCAACGCCTTACGGTATGTTTCGAGCAAAATCTCTTGTTCGTCGCGGTCAGCCGCATTCATTTTACGCAGTTTAATGACTGCCCGCATAATTTTGCAGTCAAAACCAGCGCCTTTGGCCTCTGCGAATATATCCCGAATATCTGAAGCAATAGCCTTTCGTTTTTTTTCCAGCCGCTCTATACGCTCAATAAGGCTGCGCAAACGGTCAACAGCAATATTCATGTTCTTGGGGTCGTTGTCGCTTTCCTTAACAATTCCCATTACAGGCTCTTTTTCGCTCATTTTGTAATACTCCCTATCTTTTAAGATTAATACTTCAAGCAACTTTTTACGGCGTTCTTCTTCCGTTGTCAAAGAACAAATAGCTATATAATCCTCTTTTGTGAAAGGAAATATAGGCTTTTTCATTTCCATTAATACTTCGCATTTCATCATATTGATATGAATTAAAAGATTAATAGATATGTCGCCCTCACTCATAGCATCAAGAACAACATCGGCGTCAACTTTTGTTGCTGCGTCCATATCGTTAATATATTGGATGGTGTTCTTTCGTTCCTGATCTGTCATATATGTATCAAACATTCCGGTTATCCCTCAAAGAAAATATCCTCAACCTCTTCAAGTGTGAGGTTGTATGTTTCTTTTATCTTGGCAATTTCATCAGCCTTAAATTCGCTTCTGCCATTAATTTTGTTTTGAATTGCCGGATAAGAAATATCCAATAATTCGGCAAGCTTGATTTGATTGCTTCCTTTTTCATCAAGCATATTGATAAGCTTGTATTTTTTCTTGTTTTTACTCATGTTACTACTCCTCTATATGTTGCCAGTTTCCGTATTGATCCCTTACATACTTTCTTTTTTCGACTATATCCCATTTAGCTTTAACATAACGGGCAGTTTCATAATTATAATATTTAATCAGCAACGCCCAAGCTATCTCATCTTTGAACTCTTTATAAAGACGGTTGGCAACAATGATAATGTCGGCAATCTCAAACATAACATCGTGTGAATTTTCAACCGAGTTATTATTGAATTGCGCTTTTATAGCTGCCTGATATTCGCGAATTTCGCACCTTAACTTTTTGTACAATTCTGCTTTAGTAGCATTTCCGAATTTCAGTTTTTGCCGCTCATAAATATCATCAAGCAAAGCCTCTGTATTAGATGTCATTCTTCCTCTCCGTCATGCCAAGGATAAATAAAATTTTCCAAAAACCACTTAATCATTTTGCGACTTCCTTAAATTCAATCTCGAAAATCCGGCCAGCAACCATAAGTTTTGTTTTGAGGTTATCGGATCTGGTGTTTATGAGTTTACCGCAAACCACCGCCAGAATATCATCAATAGTAACTTCGTTCTTCTCGAAGTAGTCCCCCATTTTATCCAATCTTGCGTTTCTTTCGTTCATATCAAACATTTTATTTTATCCTTTATAAAGAGGTGGAGGGCAATTTAGAAAATGCTTTTTTGATAATGTTAAACGAAACCCTCCATAGTTTTTAATAAAAAAAGAGTAATATAATACTTCCCCATATTGACGCGCTGGCGGCCGCAGCGCCGATAAAGTTCATCAATGTTATATCCGATACGTCCATTTCATCATTATAAACCGGCGCGGCTAATTCCTTTGAAGTATATCTGCAATCATATTTATTATAAAATTCTTCATAAGTCATTGTCTTTTTCCTTTTCCAAAGTGGAGAGGGGAAACCCTCTCCGGTTATCTACCAATAAAACTTATTAATTCTTTGAAGAAATTTTTGCGAGGAAATGACTTTTGGAAAGTCGGATAATATTTTTTAGCTGAACCGGTTACCGGAAATTCAACTACAACCTCATCACCTTTGAAATTGTTATCATACCCAACAATTTTGCAACCAGCGTTGTTCATAATTTCTTTTAAGTTTGTCATTGTTTTATCTCCCAAGTTGTTTTCCATTAATTACCTTATATGACAAGATATAATACTTTTTTTTGTATATGTCAATACTTTTTTTTATAATTTTATAATTTTTTTGTGGATAAATAAAAAAGGCGTGGTTATTCCCACGCCTTAGAAAATTCACCGTCTTTGAATAAAGCCGCAAGACCTGAAAGCTGTTTTAATCTTAAAAGCTCTTCGGCGTCCATGCCGATATTTTTCAAAATCCAAGCGTCCGACATTCCGGCGGCCGTCAACTCCGCAACAATGTTTGTCATAAGTTCTATGCTGTGAGTGCCGCGGGCGCGGTTGTGTCTGATTGTGGAAGCCATACGGTTTGAAATATCCTTGTCAATAACCACCACCGGCAGACAACCGCCCTCGCGGTCGTAAATATCTTTATGATTTTTCATTGTGGTGTATCTGTGAAAGCCGTCCACAATTTCATATTCGCCATTTTCAAGCCGATAACAGACAATCGGCATTGTATAGCCGTCGCATAAAATTGATTGATAAAGCAAATCCATTTCCGGCTTCGCGACATGGTTCGGATTGTAAGCGTTCGAGTGTATTTTCTCCAAAGGCACGCGCAAAACATTATAAACTGGACTTTTAAACATCATAACCCCCTATACATTTCTAAAGTTTTCTTTTTACGCTCCATTTCTTGTTTGGTTGGAGCAAAACCCATGTATTTACAAAAATAATCGTTTTTCAAAATGCAAACACAAAGCCTTTTATAAGTCGGGACTTCCCTAAAATTAGTAACATCTAGGTCGTCCGGGTAATCGTCAAAAGTTATAACATCTTTATTTGACGTTTTGCAAACTTTGCCTTTGTTATCTATTCCCGGAACTCCGACAAGTTCATTTATTGTTTGTTCTGAAACCGCACCACCGCGCTCGCGCCAAAATTTAATTGAAGTATTAATTTTTTCTTCATAGTTCCGGCGGGTCTTTTCATCAAGCGTATTCAGCAGAAAATAACAATAACTTTTCCAAGTATGGCCTTTTGGCAAGGATATTGACTTCCACCCCATCGCGGTTGTGCCGCCATAAATACCGGCGAAAGAAACGCCATTGACACGGCTTAAGAGTTTTCCCCATGTTTGAGGCTCAATTACCTTATATAGTTTTAGGCTTTCCGTGCCGCAGCTGTGAAATGGATTAGCAACCCGCATTTGTTCAACCGACAAGCCCGCCTGATACATCAAATCATAAAGTTTGTTGTAGTCATAACCAAATTTCGCGTTGGCCGTCCATACATCATTAACAGACCAATCATAAATTGGATAGCATTTATAAGTCAGGTTATCGCCATAGCCGACTATAAATTTTTTGTCCTTATATTGATTAACTTTTTTATCGCTGGCTATGGCTCTGAAACGGTTTAAGCTTTCATCTGTCCGAATACCAATCATAACGGCCGTTGTTCCATATTTTTCGGCAAACCACCGCGCAAAATTATCCTGAACATCATAATCTTTTTCGCCAACTATTACCTGAAATTCGGCGTTATCCTCGGTTATCAGATATTCAGATTTTGGAAAATCACGGCACCATATAGATTTCTTTTCTTTTTCCCACGGTATCCAAAACCCCGATGTCATTTGACAACCGCAATCGGCGGCAACCGGCAGACAAAGCCAAAATTTACGCTTTATACCGCTGAAACCGTCAAAACAGCGCGTAACAAAATCAGTCGTGAACTGATATTGTGCCTCATAGTCCAGATGATACATTGCCATTTTATCAAGTAAATTGTTTTCTCTTGCATAGTCATAGCAAAGATTAAGCATGACGCCGCTGTCTTTACCACCGCTGAAAGCAACAAGAACATTGTCAAATTCAGCGAAAGCATAAGCTAGTCTTTCCCTTGCTGCCTCATAAACATTTTTATCAAGATACTTTTTCATAACTGCATAGCCTTTTCTTTACTGATAATTTTTTCAACATTGTTCAATGTATTTTGTTTTTTATCCAAGCTTTTTTTAATCAGATCATCAAGCCCGGTGTTTACCCAAAAATTATAAATATTGCAGTCCTTTTTTTGCCCTATCCGGTATATCCGGTGCATTGACTGGATTTTATCCTTATAGTCAAAAGTCTGCGTAAAATAGATTATATTGTTCGCAAACTGCCAGTTCATACCCATACTGCCAACACCGTATGTACAAATCAAAACGTCAATATCTTTTTCAAATCGTGATAGGTCGCCTTTTTCGCTGCCGGTTAAAACAACACAATTAAATAATTTCCGGATATGCTCAACCTCATCAACAAACTTCACATAAATAATTACTTTGCCAAGCGTCGGGACAAGCTCTTTCAAATAGTCAAGCTTTTCTTGACAACTGCTGTAAATATGCTGAAACTTCTGCGCAACTTCTAAAAATCCGACTTCATACCGCCCGTCAAGGAAAACCCGCTTTGCCGCGGCGTATTTTTCAGCCTCTTGTTCAGATAAACAAAATTTTTGCGCATATTCGTTCATTTTTACCGGAATATCCAGCTCACAATCAAAAATATAGGGGCGGATAATCTCAATTAAAGCCTCTTCATTCTCCGGCTTGCTCCACCGTTTCCACGGCTTGCTGCCGTCTTTTTTATAAGTCAAAAAGTGGTTTGCAAATTGCGCTTCCGTCATGTTCAAAATTTTAGGGTGCAGGAATTGTATTTGAGAATAGAGGTCAATTAAGCCTTGCGTGAGGGGTGTTCCGTTCAATATCAGCCGGAAGTTAAACAAGTTCCACATATTCAGCAGCCGCTTTGTACGGCCGGCGTCTGTGTTTTTAATCGTGATACTTTCATCGACAACGCAAAAAGAACGCTTGTTTGTTGCCAGCGTCCGCATTTCTAAATATTTTGTATCAGAGGCAGAAACCCCCTCGATAGAATAAAATTCTATCGGGCGGAGTAAACCACCGCTCCACTTTTTAATTTCATTTTGATAATTCTTTTCGCGGATCAAAGAGGCAGGAGCAATCCAGATAACAACATCAAAATTTTCTTGTTGAGCTTTTACCAAGTCAAGCGCAACCTTTGTCTTTCCGGTTCCCATTTTCATAAACAACGCACCGGCACGGAGCTTTGAAAGTTTATCAAAAGCTGCTTGCTGATATTCAAAGTTTAAGTTCATCTATTGCCTCTTTATTGTAAACAGGTTCAATTTTTTCCGGGTGGTGGTATGGCTGATATTCCTTGCCGTCAAGCCCTTTTTCATTACAAAGCCATTCAGGCACAATATAAGCAATTCCCTTTGTGTAACGATAATCTTGTTTTATGCACTTTTCAGGCAACCAAACAACCCGATTATCCCAAGTTTTAAGCAAAATAGCTTTTTCAGTCCATTTTACGATTTCTTGAAACTTAACACGGTATTTAGTCATTTACAATTACTCTTCTAAAATTTCTTACAAAGCAGGGGTTCATCAAATCCCAAGTTCCACCTCGAACTTGATATGTATAAATACCTTTGTCCGCACCTGATTTGCAAACATCAACCTTATATATCCCTTTGAGTTCTTTACCGGTATATTTTGAAATCAACTTAACATCATAAATTTTTGTCATTGTCTTTCTCCCGTCCATTTTACTATTTCTTGAAATTTAACCCGCAGATATTTAGTCATAATACTTTTTCTCAAATACTCTATTACCCATTTCAACCATTTGACGGCACCAAAAAAAGGACGGGCGATGATTATACGAGTTTTCAATTTCTTTTTTGCAAAAAGCTTTAATATCTTTCCAATATTGTTTTGAACCAAGATAGCCGCTCTTTCTCAATTCCAAAGCCGCTATACAATTATGCGGAAGAGCCTCTTGTAAAACTTTACAGTTATGCTCTGGAGTTTCGTATTGTTTCAATCCCTCATTCTGTTTTCTCATTTCAATTTTAGCCTCAAATTTAGACTTCTTATATGCTTTAATTTTATTCGTGTTCATTGTCGTTCTCCAAAAATGTTAATCTCTTTTGTTCTCTTTATAATAGTAATATAGTCCCATTTTTTGGAAGTGTCAATACTTTTTTTTATAATTTTATAAAAAATTTTATAGAAAAAAAGAAAAAGGCGGTTCACCACCGCCCAAATTCAAATTTTTTTGTTTTCGTATCGCTCAATATCTTTCAGCTTAAATAATACTTTTCCAAGCATTTTATACTGGCGGGGAAAGTCCGCGTCTTTGTCTTTCCGTCGATAAACCGCCAGCGGATTAACCCGCCAGCGGGCAGCCAGTTCTTTAACAGTAATAAAAGTTTCTTCTTTTTTCATGATTATTAATCCTTATTCGTCGGTTTCTAAAGTTAAAATAGCCAAGTCCTCTTTGCCTTTTGCTGATCTGATTGTCATTTCTGTAATGTATTTAGGGCTGTCATCGGGGATAATTCCGAAGTATGTTAAGCAATCCTCAATCATCTTTGCCATATACGAGCAGTTGGAGCAATCAAGAGGCTGGCGGGCAAACTCAAAATCTATTCTTATTTTAGCCTTGCTTACCGGCTTTAATTGATTATGTACAGGCATAAACGCCCATAGCATTAAATCTTTATGCTTCTTCCGTTGCTGCCATTTCTCGCTTTGCGAATATATGCTGTTTGTTGAAACCTTAAACGGCAAATAAATCGTAACGCTCTGCTTCATATTTTCCCCTTTCAGATACATTTGTTTCTTTTTCCCATTGCGAAGTTATTTTAAGAGGCTCAATCTTAAACCATACTCTCCCTATATTTCGCCATTCTCTATAATCAAAAACCACTAAATCTTTTTTGTTCTGCCGCCCTATTTTTTGAATATATGATATTAGATTTTCAATAGTAAAATCATCAAGCGAATTTATATCATAATGCGTTGAAACATAATCAAGCCGCTTCCAACGTTTATGCCCCAACTCTCCAAGGGTAATAACAAGCCCCTTTTGAGCCATTTTGATTGCTAAATCAAAACAATCGTAAGCACTTCCGAATGGATATAAATCAATCAAATCAAATTTTTCAGATTGCCAATATAAATAACAAAGCAGTTTATGCGCGTCAAGATGATAATCTGCGGGAATATTCTCGTTTTTATCATTTGTAATTCGTTTATAGTTTTTATAAAAATCCCTTTCCCCGACATAAACGTCCAATACGTTTTCCGGTTTAATCTCATTTAAGAATTTTTGATTGATTTCATACTTTTCTAAAACGTGTTTAGCGTTATATGTATTATCTTTTTTACCAAGCCGTTTAAGCTTAATTTGAACTGAAATATTGCTTCTCCCCATACTTTCAGCAATCTGCGCGTTATTATAGCCGTCATTTTTCAGTTTAAGCGCCCATTCTATTTCCTTTTTAGTCCATTTTCTAGGGGCGGTATTTGTATATCCTCCTGATTTTGTCGTCTTCCCCCTGTATTCTTCTGGCATAGTAGGTATTAACATATTATTCCCCCTCGCAAATATCTACAATGTGATTGCAAAGTTCTTCAGGTATTTTCGCGCGTTCTTTGCTGTTTTTCAAACCTAGCGTTCCGGATCTGCTCCCGCGCGGGGCTGCTTCGTGGCAAGGGTCGCCAACCTTGCAGCAAGGCTTAAATTGCGGGTCAGGGTGGTTTGTCCAAATATCGGTTAATTTCATATTCTTTGCTCCATACTGGCAATAAGTAACCGTATATCGCGGCAAGCCCTACATAAACTTCATTTTTCGCAATCCGGCGCGTGGATTTTCAATAAACCAATATTTCGGATTTAATTCTTTTATTAACTCAATAACGTGCTGGTTTGTAATATCGCAAAATTTAGCATAATCGCTTACCGGTTCACATTCTCCAGTTTCATAATTTTTGCGCCTATGATGAAAAATACCCGCCAAACTATACGTTGCACAATCAGGCGAAGCCCAAATAACCTCCGGCTTGCCAAATACGGAAAGAACATCATCAGCAGTTAATTTTGAAATATCAGCATAAAGATTGATATTTTCAAAGTCTTTATTCCAATCTACCGAATAAACCTCGTGGCCTTTCTTTTCAAAAGCCTTACCAATGGATCTAGTGCCAGCAAATAACTCTAAAACTTTCATCTTCTAAATCCCCTAAATTAAAACACCATCAATACGTTCTTTTGCAATATCAAAATAATGCTTATCCAGCTCAATACCAATAAAATTCCGGTTCATTTGTTTGCAAACAAGTCCGGTTGTGCCACTTCCCATATATGGATCAAGTATAGTTGCCCCGGCCAGGGTAAAATTCTCTAATATCCTTTTAACTAATTCCTGCGGAAAGGCGGCCTTATGGTCTTTGTTACGCTCACGTTTTATCTTCCAAACGTTTGTTTCTGTTCCTCTTGCAAACTGTGCGGTGTCAAACATACGGTTATAAGGTTTACTATCAGAAAAAACAACAATAAACTCAAATTGACTATTTAGAAGCCCTTGTTGCATTGCTGGTTGACCGTGTTCCTTATCCCAAATAATCACTTCTTTAACCTTATCCGCAAAATATCCTAGTAGCTTAAACAACGCGATTTTATTACCTGTAATCATTTGAATATTGTAAAATACCAAATCAGATATTTTTAACGCTTTTTCAATAAAACTTTTTTGAAAATCAAAATATTCATCCATAGGCAAATCATCTGTATAGTTCTTATATTTTGTAGAAAATTCTTCAACGTGTTTTTCCCATCCACATCTTGATAGATATTTGCCGTTATTTATTCTAAGGTTCATATTATAAGGCGGTGAAGTAACAATAGCGTCAACCTTAACCTTTTTTTTAATCAAAGTATCCATAACCTCTAAGCAATCGCCGTTATGTAATTCAATCATTTTGTCGCCGCTCCTATGCTTATCTTAGTTGTATAAACAATTTTAATTTGTCAGATAAACTTACGCTATGAATAGCACGCTTACAGTAATTGTCAATGTCTTTTTTTATCTTTTTATATATTTTTTGACTTTTGAGGACATAGAAAAAGAGGGGTTATAAAACCCCTCTAGTTTATGACTAACAACTTTGGTAAGAACAGAAGACAATATACACCTTTTAAGAAAATTGTCAATAATTATTTTCTAATTTATTTTTAATCATCTGTTGTTGCTGAATAAGCCTTTTCTCAAGCCAGTCCTCAATACCTTTATTTCTAATACACCGCAGTCTATGATCTGGGTAATCTTCGCGCAATCCTTTTATAAAATCAATAAACTTTTCCTGCGGAGCAAATCCGTAGCTGGGGCAAGTTTTAGAGTGCAGATAAAAAGCTAATCGTCCGGCAACATGAAGTATATATATATCTTTAATCATTAATACTTAACCTTGTATTCATTTAAGCACTTTGCCATATCAAGCGGGGTTTTTATGCTGTCAATGCAGGTTATTGGCTCGCGCGGCGTTTCTACATAGACATATTCAATTTGCTTGCAGCTGCTTAATAACAGGAGAATTAGAAATATCAGCATGCCAATTAAAATACTCTTTATTTTCAGTTTCCGCCGCTTGTTCAAGTAAGGCGTTCCGCCTATCGGTTTCCAGTTTATCATTGTATATATCCTTTACCTTGTTGATTAAAAGCTCATTATTAGCCTGTGAGGCGGTATAAAGCTCGTTAGCTCTTCTGGCCTGCTCTTTATACCACAACGCCATACAGACGGCTAAAACCGCAAATAAGGCAATTATTTTTACAAAGCTGTTGCTAAACATATTTTCTCCTTATAACGATAAAAAGGGGCTGATTTCAGCCCCTCCTTGTTTAACCTTTCCTTTTTTACAAGGAAACGGCACTATCTGCCATACACTACGCATTCTTTATAAAACTATTTTTTGAAAAAATCAAGATTATTTTACAAGTTACAAACAGCCCCGCAATTTGCTGCCAATTCTAGCGCTCTCTGTTTTATATCTTTATTTTTATTATCTTTTTCTATATCTGGTATTGTCAGGCCGCCAAGGTCAAACCCTATTGCCCTTGTGGGCTGTCCATTTGCCCCTGCGGGCACTTGCTTTTCCCCGTCTGGGCTTTCGCAATTTCCCTTTTCGGTTAAGCTATACCAAGCAGTTCTATCGTAGCCGTGGCGGTTGAATGATCCAATCTTTATATACTCGTGTTTTTCAAGCTTTTCAATGGCCGTGCGGACTTGCTTTATTGAAAGGTAATCAAACTGCGCGGCAATGTCTTTTTGCGTGGCATACATCCAATATACTCCCTCTTTTAAGTTTTTGCCTTGCTTTGTGTTATGCTTTACCCAGAAAGAAAGATTTTCATATATAATAGCGGCGTTTACGCCGACTTCTTTTGCAACTTCAACATCAAAATAATGTTTCATACGCCTGTTACACCTCTGCCAGATTGTTTTTAAGGGCAGGGCAAGGCTATAATTAAATAAACCTCACCCTATCTTATACCCGTCCATTTCACCCCGTGGACGGGGCTTTTTTCCCTCTTAATTAACTCTAATTATTCCTATTTATATCTATATGGATTTATTTACTATTGCCAACAGACGTTTTTAGCGATACAGTTTATTTAGGTATTAAATAAAGATGTCCGGAAAAAGTATTTCAGCAGATACACCTAGGGCTTTTTCATATTGCCGTATGATAACAAAATGCCCCGGAGTAGTTTTTCCGCTTTCGTGTTTGCTGATTGTCTGTTGTGATAAGCCTATTTGTTTTGCAAGTTGCGCTTGTGTTAATCCTGCGAGTTGCCGCTCCAGTTTTAACTTATTACGCATATTAAAAACCGCCTGTTGTTTGGATAAGGTTTTGCTCAAGCCACTTGTCAAGGTCGTTTTTCCGGTATCTGATTATTGCTTTTGTGGGGCTGTCGCCTATCCTTATGTATGTGCAGCCCCTGCCACTATAACGAAGTTTTGCTAACTGCGAGCGGGAAATTCCCGTATATTCCGCAGCCTCCGCGGCTGTTAAATAATCTTTTTTATTCAAGATGTTCACTCCCTTTAGAATTATTAGGCAATTTTATCGCCTTATATATTCATATAATAGCAGGGAGAACATCTGTTTTCATTAGGTAATCAATGGTAGTATTTGCTCTTTTCAAAAAGTGCATAGTTGTTATACATATATAAATTTTCAAAAATTATCTCCATAAATCCTCAACCGCACTCTTCACAAGATCCGGTATAACTTTTGCATAAACTTGAGAAGTGATAACCGGAGAGCTATGGTCCAGCGTTTTGCTTATTACCTCGATCGGCACGCGTTTTGCCAACATTTGAGAAGCTACGCTATGCCGCAACGTATGCACATAAGCCCTTTCCTCAATCGGCATATCATCCGTATTAAACAAATCATTAAGAATATCTTGCAGCGGGTATTGAATAGACTGTATGGCCGGGACTTTATGCTCTTTTCCTTTTAAGGCCAATACATAGCCTTTCTTTCCCTGCAAAAGCTCCATTGTTTCAGCGTCAAAAAATCCGGTATACCACCGCTCGCCTTTGTGATTGTATAGTGCAACCGTGCCGTCCGGCTTAATATTGTCGCTGTGAACCGTTAAAAGCGTGCCTATCCTTGCGCCGGTGCATAATGACATCTTAACGAACAGATACAGGCGCGGCTTGTGTTTTACTGCCTCTAATATCTGCGCCGTTTCTTCCGGCGTAAAATACCGCTTGCGCGCTCCGGTGCTTTTCGGCAAATCAATACCTATTGTCGGATCAGCGTATTTGTATTTATCCCGCTGTATAGCGTACCTCATAACCGCCCGTATCTGCCTGTAACGAAGCGTAACGGTTGACGGGCGCTTTGTCTTTGCCAGCTCATCAATATAGCTTTGAATATCCTCGCGGGTTATTTTCTTTGAGTTATAAAACGGCACTTTTCTTAAAATCTGTAAATGCTCCGCTGTTGAAGCTTTCAAATCCCTTTTCTCTAAATACCAATCAAACAATTCTTTGAAAGTCGGATCTTGCTGTTTAACTTTTCTAAGCTGGTTTGCAACGTCTTCACCAAAGCGGGCAGCGTTCATAATGCGGTTTTTTTCCTGATTGCAAAACGCCTCGGTTATTCCCTCCGATTTTTTGCCTATCGGAATACGCTTCATTTTTCCGTTTAGTCTAATTCGCAAGAAATAACTGCGGTCGCCGTTGTCCAGCTCCCTATGATATACCCCCTGATATTTTTTGCTTTTAATCTCTTTTGCCATTAAAAACACTCCTTTTTTTATGTTCAAAAACGGCGCAAAAAACGGCGCGTTATATGTAATAATTGTGTTTCTATATGTATAAATATATCTCATTTCAAGGCATAAGAAAACCGCTAAAATAAGGCATTTGAGCCGTTTTTCAGCGGTTTTCAAAAGATTATTGTATGATATAGATAATAATGTCCTTTTTTCTCGGTTTTCCTTTATTTTATGCGGGTTTCCGATGTTCCGTATAGGAAAAGCGGCGCATAACCGGCGCAACGCGCCGTTTTTTGTACCACAAAATAAAAAATGCCCTCGCAATGACAGGCTGTAAGAAGCATTGCGAGGTCGTCTATTTGGTGCCGTTTAACAAGTATTATTTTATCATTAGCTTAATGCGGAAACAACCCCTTTGGCAATGGCCGCGGCAAGCTTATCTTGGTATGTATTGCTGAAGAGTTTTTTCGCTTCTTCATTGTTACTTATAAACCCGCACTCAACCAAAACGGCGCTTGCCTTTGTATGTTTGAGAACGTATAGGCTTGTTGTCGTTTTCACGCCCCTGTTTTTTGCTCCGCAGGCGGCAATAAGCTCGGTTTGTACTTCGTCAGCAAGCTTCTTTGTCTTTTCCCCGACATTAGCATAACGCCATGTTTCAATGCCGTGAGCGTCTTTATTAGTGGAGGCGTTTAAGTGGATAGAAATAAAAGCGTCTGCGCCCCAGTTATTCGACATTGTGCAGCGCTCCGCCAGCGTGAAATATACGTCTTTTGTGCGGGTATATTTAACGTTATATCCTTTTTCTTTGAGTTTATCCCCTACTTTTTTTGCTATTGCCAGAGCCGCGACGGCTTCCTTTTTGCTTCCGTTTACTGCGCCGGGGTCTTTCCCGCCGTGTCCTGAATCAAGTACAATCGTTTTAGTCATTCTTGGTGTCATCCTCCTTGAAAAGCTCGTCCTGCTTTTGCTTCAAAACTCTTAAGCCCCGACGGAGAACCGCGGGGATATACTTGTCATAGCCTAAATTATCAAAATTTTCAATGATAGAACCTGCTTCGTTTACCGTGTATGCCATAATTGCCGCGTTCCGCAAAATATCAACGTGCATAACTTCATCTATTCCATGACATAGGGTAACGATAAAAAAGATAAAAAACTTTTTGAAAAGCCCCTTGAACCCAGTTGACGAGTTCCACTCTGCCGATTTGAACGCTGCGGCTGATCCGGTGATATAATCCACCAATACAAAAATAAACAGCCATTTTATAGATAAATCAAACCCGCCAAGCGCAACCGACAGCCAGCCGCCTAAAACCCCTGATATTAGCATAAGCACCCGCTCGCCTTTTGTCGGGATAACCACACTTAAAAAATTCCATATTTCTTGCATTGCTTCATCTCCATTAACACCCCCGAAAGCTGCTTATAATTTATACTTAAAGAGTATTTTTATATATTTTTTCAGTCAATAATATTTACGCTGCCTTGTTAATAAGTTAATTATTTTTTCAAAAAAATATAATAATATAATAATCTAGTATTGTGAATAAAATTTTTGAAAGGAGAAAGCAAATGTTTATTGCAAATAAAGCTATAACACCTAATGAGTGGATTGCTATTGAAGAGGCAGGAACCGGAGATAACTTTATCATTCAAAATATTTCTGCTTATCGAATTAATTTTTGCGTTTTAGACACCGCGCCCACATCAGATATTGACGGCGGCATTTTGCTTCCGTGTCAACAGCTGTCTTTCAAAAAAGTTTCTGGTGATTTGTATATGAAAACCAGAGGAGAAAATGTCAATGTCTACATTGAAAAAGTTGAATAGTTTACCCATGCTATACGCTGGGGGCTGGTGGTCTAATCATATCGGAATAATTGATAAAGATTTTATTTTTGGCGGCGGTTCGACTGGATCAACGGGTGGCAGCTCTGGCGGTGGCTCAAGCTCCGGAGGAAGTGTTGTTATCGTTCCTCAAGAATCCTATACAGAGGGTAATTGGCTGTTTACAGCTAATGAAGCCGGATATAAAGAAAGCAATTCAGATTATCAGTTTTATTCAGCCCTTGGTCTGGGTTATGGAATGGAGAATCATTTCGATAATGATTTGAGTTCTCAAACCTCAAATATTAATGCTAAAAATCCGTTGTATTTTAAGTCTTCTAAAAAAGTTAATGCGGTTCGTTTTTATACGCAACCATACAGTTTATCTACATATTACTACACTCATGTATACGGAACTAACGACGAAGCTGCTCAGACTGATAAAAGCTTGATGACTTTAATCGGAAGTTATCAATGGGATGATGATGGTTCTGAAAAGTGGCGTGAAGTGCCGATTGAAAAGCAGTATAAATATTATGCTGTTTATTTTGGATATGAAAATCCTGAACAAGCAGTTGGTGTTTTTATTAATGAAATAAAACTTGCATTGGCGGCGTAATAAAATGAAATACTTTATATTTGCTTTAATACTCGGTTTATTGTTTTTGATTTTTTATTAAGGGGGTGAGTAACATGGCTTGCAAGAAAGGCGGAAAAAGAAAATAATAAAAGAGAGCCTTTTTAGGCTCTCTTTTATTATTTATGACAAGCTGAAAGTCGGCGGCGTTAAGCTGATTGCTTCAACTTCGGCTTGAGTTGTGGCAGCGTTAATAGCAGCAGTCTTTTCAGTCTCAAACAAATCAACCTCAGCCATGTAATCAATAATATCTTTCATACAATTAACAGCGTCTGTTTGATTAGAAAATTCATAAATAGAACGTGTTTCCATGGTTTCATCACCGTAACACGGCAAGCGGTATGAAGTTTGAGTTGTTGAAAAATGCTGTAAAAATAAAACCGCTTTGTGGCTATCATATCTTTCGTAATACTTGCTGTTTCCTATATTCATAACACGATTTACAAACAAGTTATCATTCAAGGTATTCAAAGCAACTTGTCTATATCCTTCAATCGCAACAACGATTTCTCCATTTACCACTGTCAAATTTGAAATACCGTAAATTTCATAATTAGTTTCAGAAGTAACATAATTGTCAAAACCGGCGTCATAACCTGCTATTGCGGTTACTTTTCCAGTTTCAGTATCGTATTGATAGTAATACATTTTACATCTCCATTGTTTGTTAAAACAACTATTCATCAGGGTACGGATATTTAGCTTTTATTTCTTCAGAAATTCGTTCAATTTCTATTTTCAAAGCAGCTTCGTCTTCGTCTGTCCAAGTTCCCAAAAACATCTTACGACTTCGGCCAGCCATTAAAGGGTCTGTTTCAAATACATAAGCTCGGCGACGTTCAAATTCAACTTCCTCTTTTGTTTTTGTATGAAATGGAACATGTCCGGCTAAATACCAAGATCCATCTGTCTGGTCTTCTTCAACATCCATAAGCTCAAAGCCCATTGATTTATAAAAAGCTTCGTCATCACCCAACCCGACATTACACTGTTTTGTTTCTTCATTAATTAATTGCGCATATTTTAACATCTATGTTTCTCCTTAATATTTATCAGATATAACACAAGGAATAAAAGATAAGTTTGATACAGTACCACCGTGATTAGTAGAGGTTGTAATGGTGTCTCCTTTTCTAACTGCTACCATTCCACATACCCCTACATTTGTATAACTCCAACCAGCTTTACCTTTAATAGCCAAATTACCATTTATAAGAACAGCACCGTAACTATCATCGTCTGTTGTGGCGGTTGACGATGAACCGTAACAATATGCCCTGACATATCCGCTTCTAACACAAACATATCCGCTGCTGATTGAAAAACCTGCCGACCAAAGCGGCATTGCCATTGATGGTATATTACTATATTGATAACCATCACTAGCTACTTTTACACTAGCACCGAAAAAAGAGTATTTACCATCTACAACCCTACTTACACTTAGAGTAGTTGTCACCAATCCCTCTTTTGAGTGGCCAACTTCAAATTTTCCTATACGAAAACCATTTTTGTCTCTAAAATCAATTCCACCGAAATCGATGGCTTCTGCCGGTGCGGTAGTATTATCTATAGCGTTACATTTAACAACCATATTATAATGTGAGGTGTCATTTAGAGCAGTTGCCGGAACATCAGCTTCAAAAGTTTTCAACCCCGTAATAGTTTCTTCACCGGATATATGGACAAAATCGCCCTCAATGGATTTATTCACCGCTGCTTTCACAAAAGCCGTGCTTGCAGCGGTTTCGTCGTTGCTATCTTCTTCAGCAGTTGGCACAAGTGGCGAAGCCTCATAAGTTTTTACTCCGGTTATGGTTTCATCTCCGCTTCTATGCACAACATTAAGAGAATAAGTTGGCGAGTTTACAAAGCCTTTTGTGGCAATTTCTTCTGAACCTTGATCATCAGTAGCGTTTCCTTTGCTTGCAAAAACACCATATTTTGATATTTCAATGGCTTTAAGCATTGCGCCGTTTGGAGCGTCTTCTTGTATTCCTATCTTAAAATCTGTTTGTGTTCTTTTGATAAATCCTTTTATGTTTTTATCGCTGGCCGTTGTATTTGAAAAATCAAGCTGATTAGTTGTTGTATCAATAGTTTTATAGCCTGTTATTGTTTCCGTACCGTCTTTATGCACAACGCCGCCGTCGTATGTTTCTAAATCATCGTTAGTAACATAATTGTCTAATACGGGCAAATTTAGAACGCCGTTTTCATCAACCGTAAATTTTGTGCCGTCAACCTTGACATGCCCGAGCGTGGTTGTTGAGGCTATGACTTTATCGTGTACCAAACAATCGCAAGCAGTGCAACTCTGCTGCATTGTCGTCGGGCTGCCGTCGGCAGCGGCAATGATAACCGCGCCCGCGTTCTGCTTGCTCAAAAGGGTTTGATAATCGGCCGCGGAAACGGCAACTTTATCTTCCGGCATTTGCGAAACGTCAATAATATCAGTATCGTAAAAAGAGCAGGTTGTAGCTGAAAAATATATTGTCATTTTGTACCTCCTTTAATATCCGACAGCAATCCAATATGTATTTACGCCGCCGTTGCCGTTATGTTTCAAAACCGCCGAGCCCTCCGACACCGTGCCTACCATATAGCTTACCGCCACGCTATCCATTGACACCGGAACAATAGACTTGCAGCCGTTCGGGAAAGTTGTCGGAAAAGTTACCGACGTTCCATTATCCCCGTTTGCAACCAGCGCCTTGCCCCACTGAATAATAAAGCCGTTCGGCAACTTCTGAAAGCCCGCGTCTGAGTGTTCTTTCACAAAAGCCGCGGTCAATGCCGCCGGTGTTACCGCCCTGTCGCCGTCCGTTCCAGCTATTGCCTCGGCAAACGTTGCCAACTCGACTAAACCCTTGCGGCCGGTTGTCGCTGTTCTTGCGGAAAGTCCGGCAGGTGTTACGGCGCGGCTGCCGTCTGATCCGGTTATAGTTTCTTCGGCGGTTGCCAGTTCAACAATGCCCTGTTTGGTTGTTGTGGCCGGGTTCAAAACAAAGGTAGTATCTCCAACAGTTACGCTATCTGGATTTATATTAGTTAAAATAACGTCTATTGCAAGTAAAATTTCAGAATTACCAGCTTTCTGAATAATCGGCGTTGTTTGAGAATAAACGGCAAAAAGCGTGCCGCTTGCAGTAAATACGCCGACTTCATTAACGGTATATGTTTCTGTTGAATTATCGTTTACGGTCAAATGTATGACGTTATCCCCGATAGCTCCGCCTTTAATAGTTTCAAACCGCTTAAATTCTGATTGTAAAGCAGTTTGTGAGGCACTGGCTGTATATTGTCCTGTACCGAAAGCAATATGCGAGAGCACAACCGGGGTTGTGCCGGAATGCTCCGCATTGATAACTTCGGCAAGCCCCGCGTCGGTGATTAAAATTGACATTCCATTACTCATTTAATTTTCTCCTCTTATGCAGTTTCTAAAGCTGATATGCGGGCTTCAAGCGCGGCTATCCGCTTTCTTTGATACGCCGCCTCAAGTACAAGAGCTTCGCGGTAACGCACGCCGTAAAGCGTTGTTCCGTCTTCCTGAATATCTTTACAAATAAGGCCATAAGCGCAAGCGTCAAGCCCCGCCGCCGTGAATACCTCTAAAATTTGTTGTGCTATCACGCCGCAATAAAGCTTTGCGTCTTCCCCCTCGCTCAAAACATCAGCCTTAAAGTGGAATTGCTTAAAGTTGACATTTCCCCATGCGTCAATAACTTCGTCCGGTATTTCGGCAATATCCTGTTTTGTGCTTTCGTCCGAAGTGCTGATAACATCTGTTGCGGCATAAATTGCTTTCCACCGCCGCGCCGCCGTGCCGAGGTTTGCATTATTATCATCTGTCGGGCGCAAAACATTGTCCGCAACTTCAATACCTTTGCCGTCACGGCTGTTTTCATCGCTGCAAGCCATAATTCTGATTGCTCCGCGAACGCCTATGTTTGTTGTTCCGGCAGAGGTTAAAGTAGAGCTATCAAAAACATATCCGCCGATATACCCTGCGCGTGCGCCCTGCACCGTGCCGGAATAATCAATATTGCCATTGTCAACCATAAAGTTAATTAAGCCGATATTATCGCCCGCCTGTGCAGAAGCGCCGGAATTTACCGAAGTTCCACGGCTTTTATAAAATACCAGGTTGTTACCGCTCGCGTCATTTGAGAAACGCGCCATTGTTCGCTGGTTAGCTCCGGCGCGGGCTTGATAATCTTGTGATAAGCCGGACGGATAAACGCTAAAGTTATCAGATCCAACGGCATTGATAACACGGCCGTTTTCATCAATAGCAATACCCTGATAGCTGCCTGTTCCTGTTCCGGTCGGGAAATAATAGCTTTGACGAACATTAAGCGCGATAAGGTGGCAAAGGCGGCTTCCTGCCGTGTCGCCGGTTGCAATCTGCATAACAAGCTTCGGCTGGCCGTTTAAGCTCATGAAAAACAGGCTTTCCGGCTCATAATAAGTTGTTCCTGCGCTTACTCCTATTTCTTTGCCAACACTCAAATCTCGGTATTCATCAACCACATTGCCGAACATATCAGTAACATAGATTGAGTGCTTGCTGTCATAGCCATAAGTTGAGGCAAGGAAATAAATATATCTGTCGTCGCAAGCCATGCCCTGTAAGGCTTTTTCAACACCGGTTGAGGTATCGCGCGTTAAGGTAATTGTAAACTCGTGTATGTATTTGTTTGAATAATCACCGGCGGTTGTCAGGTCTTCCAGTTTGAAAATTCTAATCCGGTAATTATTCGTATTTGCAACGCTGTATTTTGCAATCAGATATTTGCCGGAGTATGAAGTGCAAACCGTTGTTGCTTGGCTCGAACCGCTAACTTCCGTAAACAGATTAAACACTTCAACCGAGCTATCTATATTTTGGTTGTTGCTTGTCGGTGCATTAAAACGAACCGCCTTTGTGCCTTTGCTGGTAACGGTTGCGCCTGCTGTTTCATAAGCCATAGAAGCCCATAATTTAACCACGCCGCCGCTTTGGTATTCAATGCCTAGCCCTTGGTGTCCAACGTATGCCGAGGCGGCCGTATAAGCCGTTGCGGTGTTTTTAACAGCCCCGCCAAACTTCATGCCTGAAAAGCGGTTAATAACCCCATTGTCGGCGGGCGTCGTGTGCAGGGTGTACATATACCGGTTTACATCATCCCAAACAGCGGATTGAACCACCGCGCCCGCAGACGTGCCTAGCCTTACAAAATCACCGGCAAGCAAGGCGGCACCACCGCGCTGCGCCTCTGAAAAATCGCGCTTAATGTTAATAAACCGCTCCGACGTTCCGCCGAATTTATAAAAATCATAAATAGGTTTAACGGTTTCGCTGCCGATTTTGAAATAACCGTTGTAATAGTTATTGCCGACAGGGCGAGAGGTTACAAGATAGGTTAAACCCTCAAGGTCAACGTCGCGCCCCGTAACTTTTGTTTCAAGAGCAGTAAATGCCGCCGTATCGTCAACCGTGCCGTTTCCTGTTGCCCCGAAGTCTTTAGGGGTTATCCCGTCCGCAAATCTGGCCGCCAGCGTGCGCCCTGTCGTTGCTCCGGTGGCAACTACCAGAGCGTTATTAATTGTGCCTGTATAGCCTGAAATAGCGGCATTAACGCCCGCAGGGGTTACGGCTTTTGTTTCCGTTGCGCCTGATACTGTTTCTGTGGTCGTTGCCAACTGTACAACACCCTTTTGGCTTGTAGTTGCGTCTTTTAGATTTGAATTAAGAGCAGCAGTTAGCGTTTCAGGGGTTATAGCTTTATCTGTATCCGTTCCCGCCAGCGTTTCGGCTTCAGTAGCAATTTCAATAACCCCCTTACGCGAGGTTGTCGCCGTGCATGCTGAAAGGCTTGCAGGGGTTACGGCTTTTGTCGCGTCATTTCCTGCGATTGTTTCGGCATTCGTTGCAAGACGATTGTCAAATATTGCTTTAGCGGTTGCCGGAGTAATTGCCCGTTCGTTGTCTGTTCCGGTTTTTGCTTCGTCTGCGGTTGCAAGCTCCATAATTCCGGGGCGGGTTTCGGTAGCCGTAAGGGCGCGGATATTTGCCGGGGTTAATGCTTTTTGCGTGGCTGTTCCCTCTTCAACATCAGTATCGGTCGCAATAGCCAAAACTCCGGCGTTTGAGGTTGTTGCCGCCGCAGTAGTAAAAGTTACGCCGCCAAAGGTTATTTGTTCAACGCTGATATTTTCAAGCGCAATATCTACCGCAAGCAAGGCAATACCGCTTGCTGTTTTCTGCAAAACTAAATTTGATGAAGAATAAACGGCAAAAAGCGTTCCGTCTGATAAAAATAATCCGAACTCATAGACTGAATATGCGTCTTCGGTTTCATCCTGATAGGCTACATGAAAAGAATTATCTCCAGCGGTGCCGCCCTCAATAATATTCAGCCGCTTAATTTCAGCCTGCAACGCCGTCTGGCTTTCCGACGGGGTATATTTTCCGGTACCGACGCCGATTTTGGCAATCGTAACGGCGTTTGTACCGGTCTGGCTGCTGTTAATTATCGCCTGCCTGCCTGCTGTTGTTATAACCATATTTAACATTCAAAATCCTCCTGTTAAGCTGTTGCAATTAAATGCCGTTTAATTATCGGACGGCTGGCGGCAACCATTCCAACCGTGCCCTCAATATCTACCATTACTGATTCAACCGAACGAACCGATCTATAAACTACAACCCTCAAGCAACCATAGACACCTATACCACTGTTTACCTGCGTTTGAACAACAAAATTGTAATGACTTCTCAAAGGCTTTGCGTCATCAAGCATTGCAATTAAGTCTTCCTGCATTTCAGCGTCAATAATGCCTTCGATTTTAGACTGGGTTGCATAAATTGTAAATGTATGAGGCGTTCCCTTTGGGTTTGTCTGCCACCATTCAACTACAGAAGCCGCCGAGCCTAAACTTTCAAGAGCCTTTTTAACCGCGCCGAGCGTTCCTTTTTTGCGCTTATCTGAAATAGCGGTTTTTAATACGCTGCGCTTTAAGGCAACCGGCCAGCTATCACGCCAAACGGATATATCATATTGTAGGGCAAGATGATCCAGCACATCGCTTGAAAGATTGTCTATATTAACGTACAGAGCCGGAATATCAACCTTTTCAGCAACAAGCTTTAGCTGCGGGTCTAGTGCCTCCGCGGCGGCGCTTACGTTTTCATCTTTGGCTATGCTTTCCGGCAAAGTGTCTTTAAGTTTTATGTCGTCTAGGGTTTTCATCTCTTAAACTCCTATTCGTCTTTTGTGCCTTTATAGGTTACTGTTACATTTGTACATTGCGCTACTTCGTGAGCATCAAGCTTAACCCAGCTTGCAGGCGACAGCGTGGAAAAATCAACGCGGGAAGCTCCGGCAGCCTTTACATTGCAAATAAGCTGGTCGGGGGTTATATCCCGCCCGATTTTTGCCTGCTGCCATACGCGGTATTGTTCAACCGCTTCTTCAACCGCCGCGCGGATAGCCTCCGATTTTGAAACGTCTTCTTTGTTTATCCAAAAATCAACGTTTATCTCGTAATTATGCGCCGTTGGGGAAAGTGCTTCAACTTCATCAGTGAGCGGCCTAATATCATCGCTTGATAAATAAGCCTCTATCTGATCCAACACTTCGGCAGACGGCAGTGTGCCATTTTCTAATAACGGATATACTTTAACCTCTCCCGGGTTTGGAGAAGTAACAGAAACGTCAATAATTGCGGAGCTAACCGAATAAGCGTGAAATTCATAAGCTTTTGTCGGTCCGGCGACGCTAAAACTGTTCGGCGCAAGGCGTATGCGTTCGGCATATTCAGGGTCTGTTTCTGCGTCCGCGCCGCCGCTTGTGATTGTGATATTCTTCATTGAAGAAAGAAATGTTAATGGTTTTACAATCGTTGATATTTGCCCTGCCAGATAATCATTGCCAGCAACACCGGCGGTTGTGCAAGTTGCGGATACATCGCCTGTCATATTTCCCGCTGGAATAACAAGCTCTTTGTCTGTTGCAAACGTAACAACACCGTTTGTAATCTCAAAATTTGCGGGTATCGTATAATCATCGCCAAGAGCCTGTACAAGCGTTGCGCGGAAAGTTGTAACGGCGTGGCTATCTGTTAATCGTTCAACTGAAAGATTATTACCCAGCGCGTCAAGGTTTTCTTTTTGTGCATAGCTCAAAAGATTTTGCTGACCGGCAATATTGATACAATTTTGTAAATGTATAATCCTGTCGGCAAGCGTCAAGAGGAATAAACGCACCGGATCACCGGCGGCCAAAGTACGCTGTGCAACTTCTTCATATTTTGTTATAATCTCTGATTGAATTTTTGACGGGTCGGTTTCCACAAATTCAACGGGTTGTAAACCCCAGCGCGGTAAAGTTTCAGCCATTTTAATAATCCTCCTCATCACCTATTGAAACTATGACACGGGGCTTCAATATCCCCTCCATTGCGTCATCTGTATTTTCTTCAAACTCAACCGCCTGAACCGTGGCGCGCGGCTCCTGCTCGGTTATTGCGTCAATAACAGCCGCCTGAAAACGGGCGCGAACAACCGGCAACGGCATATCTAAATATTCCCATGTAATACCGAAATCACGCGCAAGCGGGACAGTACCGACGCATGTATTTAAGATTGTGCGGACATTTTGCAGAATTTCCGCCGTTTCACTCTGCGGGGCAAAATCAACCGAGCCGTCTAATGTAACCTGATAAATCATTTCCCGTACTCCGTTAAGCTAATTGTTGCAATAGCCACTTGACAAACACCAGCGCCCGTGTGAAACTTCCGAACTTCGCCGATACTTTCGATAACATACCGCCCCAGATTTTCGCCGCCGATAATAAGCGTTTTATATTCCCGGTTTTCCAGCATTCTTTTAAGCCGGTTCAAGCCAACAAGAGGCGGAACGCCAAGCGTGCTGTCAAAACGTATTGTTAGGCTTGCTGTTGACAAATCGGGACCGATATATTCAAGTACAGGCTTTTTACCGATAACTTCATGTTTTGCCCACCGCGCGGCGTTATCCCGCGACAAATCTGTAAAGGTTAAAACCTTACTGCGGGAGCAAACAAAAGGTAATTGTCCGAGGCTTCCGATAACAGAGCCTTTCCACGCTGATTTTGAGGTAATTGATCTTAAGGCAGCTTGCGTGGCAGCTCCTCCAATACCTGATATTAAACTAGATATGTCATTTAACATCTTTACCCCTCCTTATTGCGGCGCACTTGTCGGGCTTCCAAGGTTGCCAATGTGCGTATGCGTTGCCCCGCTTATTCCGGCGGCTATAACGTCGCCGTTTGCCGTTACCGCACCGTTTACGGTTACATCGCCGTTTATCGTTACCGCCCCGTTTAATTCAATCTGCGGGGCTGTTCCGGTGATTTTTGAAGCGCCGTTTATCGTTACCGCTTCCCCGTCTGCAACTATTGACGTTCCGCCGATAACCGCGCTTAAAGTGTGCGTTTCGCGGTCGTAACTTATTTTCGTTTCATCCGAAAAAACAACCGTCCGCTTGCTGCCTGAACTTTCCGGCGGGGTTATCTCGCCCGCGTAAACGCTGCCTAAAATAAACCCCTCTTCTGATCCAGACGGAAGAAACAAACAAACCACGTCTTCGCCTATATCCGGCATACTATAATCTTTATTCTGAAAAGTGTTTTTTTGCAATACCTGTAAATCGTTACTCACAAGAGAATTATCATCGTCAAAAACAACCCGCGCCGTTCCTGCCGCATAATCAACGCTTGAAACTTCGCCGATTTTTATTAAGCCTTTTAAGACTTCCAGAATATTGTCATTGTCAAAAAATTTAGTAAGCATTGTTTACCCTCCGCAGCGCAACATTTGTAACATAGCCGCCCGTATTTACCGTGTGCGTCGCCTGCTCAATAATAAAATTACCGTCAAAAGAGCCAAACCCGCGGCACTCAACAACCACACCGGCAACAAGGGAAATATCTCCTACAACGCTCATATTGCCGGTTACGCGGCGCATATTCAGCCCGCGGAGTGTGGCTTTTGCCAGCCGCTTCGCGTCATCAAGTGATTTTGCGCGTTTTTTAAGCTCATATTCCTGCCCGTTTTCGTCTGCGGCCGGGTCAACATAGGTATAAGACAACACGGCGGCGTTTTTCTTTGTGGTTTTTACCTTTTGCAAATCCATATTATAGCTGGCCGCCGAACCCTTGACTTTTTTCTTCGGGTCGCGGTATGTAACCGTGCAAGATTTATATGTGTCGCTTTGCGCCTGTTCAAAATCCCAGCTTAAAATATCCGAAACGCCAAGCTCAAGCGTTTTAATCGGCGCTTTCTTTTCATAAGAAGACTGATCGAATATAACAATCGTGTCATCGGTCAATTTAAGAGATAAACCCGCTTCTTCGCATAGCCGCGATAAAAATTTTAAGTCGCTTTCCCTGTTCTGGTCTTGCCGGTCAAAGCTTGGGTTTTCCTCGCTGTCAAAAATCAGGCTAACCCCCGCCTCTTTTGCAATTTCCTCGGCAATTCCTTTAAGCGTCTTTTTTTCCCACGCCTTGCTTTTCAGCTTTTTGCGAATAGGCTTATTGAGCGGAATACTAACCGCCCGCATTGTGAAAATGCGCGGGCTGCCGGAAACACCCAGCGTGTCCACATAAAACTTGCCGCAATAAAGCTGTCCGCGAGCGCCGCCTACTGTTCCCGGCATAATGTACGCCCGCACAACTTCCCCGCCGTCCGGCTTCCATGTATTCGCCCATTTGCCCGTTTCGTCTTTAAGAGTAATGCTTACCTCGTCGGCTTCGTTTGTTTCCTTGTCGTCATACGAAAAGTCAAGCAAATCAGGCATAAGGTCATCTGTAACATTTATGCTGTTGTTGGTAAATAAGAGTTTAAGCCGGGTTTGTAAAGGTTGCGTTACCATTAATCCCCTCCTGTGCGCTTCCATACGGGTAAATTAGCTTCATATTCAGTCGAGGTTGTATCTATTTCGGGAAGTTCTAAAACAACGCCAGCGGGAAAAATAACCGTCTTTCTATGATTTATATTCGCTTTAATCAGAACATCCATAAAAAGCTCGTTTCCGTATGCCCTTTTAGCCAGAATATCCCAAGTGTCGCCTTGCCTTGTTGTGATTGTTGCCATTTATACCTCCTATACATAAGACAACCGCCGCTGATTTTGTAAAAGCCGTTCAAGCTCTTTCTTGAGGTTTTTCTGTCCCTCTTTAAGCCCGCGTTCAACTTCCGAATAAGCATTACCACCGCTGCCGGATATATTAATTGTCGGAGAAAAATTAACCGTTATTCCGCCGCCTGATCCGCCGCCAACCATATTTTTAAGCTTAGACAGGGGCAAAACAGCCTCGTCCTCCCTGCCCTCGCCAATCATCGCCATTGTCGGCTTCGTAGCAATACCACCAGCCGCCAGCTGCGGAATTTGAGGAATATTAGCGCCAAATGACTTGCCGCCCCACTTCGGAACCCAGTCGGGAATATCTATTGATAAGCCGTTAATTTTGCTAATAACTGAATTGAAAATGCTAATAACTGCATTCATGGGTTTTTTTAATAAATCTCCAAGACTGCCAAAAATAGAGCCGAATTTATCTCTAATGCCCTCCCAAGCAGCAGCCCATTCAGCGGCAAATTTAGTTTTTATATTGCCTAAAAATTCCTTAAATTTACCCCATAATTCCATAATTTTCGCCTTTATGACATCCCAGTTTTTATATACCGCAATGCCCGCAGCGACAAGTGCTGCAAACGCTAAAATTCCAAGTCCGATAGGATTTGTAAATAAAAACACCATAGATTTACCGAGTAATTTAACACCGGCAGATAAGATTTTCATCGTAGCATTTGTTACAATGCAAATACCGCGCCAAACTTTCATTGCAGCACCCGCTAAAACTGTACTATTTTTTGCCCATATAATTGCCTTTCTAAAAGCCAAAATACCTCTAACAACCGACAAAATCGGGCTAACCAAGAAAAACATTGCTATTCTAAAAGCATGAAAAGCGGCAATAACTCCCGTTACCGTTCCGGCAATTTTAAGGATATTAACAACAAGCTGCTGATTGTTTTTAATCCAATTTCCAGCGGCTACCGCATTTTTAACAAACTCTTCAGATACTTGTTTCAGCGGAGCAAGCAAAGGCTGCCCGATTGCCCGCGCCGCATACGTCGCCGCATTTTTCGCAAGCGTTAAGGCATTTGAAGTTGTGGCGCTTCGTGCCTTAAACTCATTAAGCATAGAGCCGGTATAACCTGCCTCATCGCCAACCATTTTGAAGTTTTCTTTTAAGCCCTCAAGGTTTTGCATCATCGGTCCAACTGCAACCGAAGCTTCCTCACCGAACATAACAGATAAATATTGGTTCCATTGTTCCTTTGGAATTTTCTTTTGAATAGCCTCTAATGTTTGAATAATGGCGGCAGGCGCGTCTTTCTGCAAATTCTTTTGTAATTGTTTTGGATCAAGCCCAACATTTGAAAATGCGGCGGCTTGTTTTGTTGACATAGAACCGCCTTTACTCATAGAACGCATAAAAGCTTTAATACCTGTAGCGGCAACTTCCGCCTCTGCACCGGAGGCAACAACAGACGCGGCAAAAGCTGCGGTTTGCTTTTCAGTCAATCCGGCAACTTTACCAAGTGCGCCGTAACGCTTCAAAACTTCGCCAATCTGCGGCGCGGTGGCGGCGTTTACGTTACTCAAAGCATTAACAGCGTCGGCAAGCTTGTATGTCTGTTCTTGCGTTAATCCCATACCGGACTGCCATTTTGCCATCATAACGCCTGCTTCTTCGGCTGAAATATCAAAAGCAACGCCCATTTTAGCGGCTTGTTCTGTGAAGCCTATAAGGTCTTTTTGTGCAACGCCGGATTGCGCCGCTGCCGCCATAATTTGCGCCAGTCCATCCGCGGCCATAGGAATACGCGTTGACATCATTTCTAGTTCTTGTCTGGCTTTTTCTAGCCCCTCCGGCGTAAAGTCCGTAACTTTCCGAACCTCGGCCATTGCGTCTTCCATTGCCATAGCCTGCTTAACCGGAATACCAACTGTTCCCGTGGCAGCCGCCGCCATTCCGGCAAGAGAGGCGGCAGAGCTTCCGGCATTGCCTTTGAGCTTGTCCTGATAGCCTGCTATTTTTTGCTGTCTGGCAGTTATATCTGCAAGTTTCTTCTGTGCCGCCCTTGCCCTATCCGCCGAGGTTGCTAATTCGTTTTGTCTTGCAATTAAAGTTTTAAGTTTAACCCCGGTTGTTCCGGCGGCGGCTTCAACCTCTTTTAATGCCGCCCGCTTTTTATCAAGGCTTATTTTTGCTTTATCAACAGCAACTTTTGCCTTGTTAAAATCACTAATCATTTTTTGCGTCGGCGAGGCGCTTTTGCTTATTTCGCGGCCAAGCTCGGCGACTTTTTGTTTTGCCTGTAAATAAGAACGGGCGGCAAGCCCCGTTTCCTTGCGCAGCTTTACAACCTTATCAACATTTGCGGCCTGTTTGTTCAAATCAACAAGATTGCTATTAAAACCCTTAACAGCCTCATTTGCGGCCTTAAAGGTTTTTGAAAAATCATTAGACATTTTGCCCGCGAGCTTAAATGCAATTTCGTATGTCTTAGCTGCCATGTTTTACCTCTTTTATAAACGGGCGGGCATTACACCCGCCCTTTATTTTATTTACTTTTTTTGCTTGTTTTTTCAAGACTATTTATAACGTCTGCCCATTCGGACAAATCAACAATAGGCACTTCAAACCAAGCAAGCGCTCCGGTGTGAGTATCCGCACGGGCGAGCTTAACACACCATTCGCGCACGGGCTTTAACGGGTCTTTTCCGTCTAGCCCTAGGCCAGCAAAAAATTGCTGACCGTTTGAGTAATAGAACAATAATCTTTTGCTGGCATTTCTGTAAAGAATTCCAACGGCTGTTTAGTAACGCGTGATAAAATCAAAGCGCAAAATTCGCTATCAGCAGCAGGAACAGCAGAATAATTGCCAGCATTACTAAACTGCTTTTTAGCTGCGGCAATATCCGAACCTTTTAAGCTATCAAGATCAAACTCAATAGTTTTGTATTCTTTGCCCTCAAATTCATACGGTTTTGAAAAAACGTATTCCATTGTAATCCCCCTTAGTTAAGTCCTAAATCAGCGCGGACGCTTGCAAGAGCGTCATTGTCGCCAAATTTAGCAATGTAGTTATATTTGTCAATTTCAACAACAGCTTTGTTGTTTACAAAGACTTTGAGATAAGTAACCTCAAATTCCTGTTCAGTATCGGTCGTTGCGCCCGGCTCAAAAGTTCCGAGAGTAACGTTTTTCGGTGCGATACGCATTGATACGCGAACCGGAACAGTGCTGTATTCGCCGTTGGCAGCGTCATAAACCTGCTGCGAACCGCGGATTTCTACCGCGTGAGCTTTCTGCTGGCTCAAAGTCATTGCTGCTGTTTCAATCGTGCGCCATGTGAAAGTAGTTGTCATTGAAGAGAAATGTCCTAATACGGGGCTTTCTACTTCTCCGGCAATTCCTGCACCGCTCACGGTGTCGCTCATAGCTTCGATTTCCGGGAGGTCAACCGTAGCAATTCCCAGTAAATCGTTGCTGTCGTTATATACCCTAAAATTAATCAATCTTTCAGGTACTTGATTAGATCCTTTTGCCATTGTTCAAACCTCCTTTTTAGCTAAACAAATTCTGCAAATATTCGGGATTGTACTCAAGAATAAAGTCAATCTCGCGGTTAGGTGACGGCGGGGTAATATGAACGTGGAAACGTGCAATGCCGTCCATTAAATCAGTCGTCGGGTTTTCCGTGTCCAAAAACTCAACGTAACCGCCAAGAATATACTGGCGGGCTGTTAAGCCGTTAAGCCAAATATTAGCGCTGTCAATAATCGTATCAATCTGGCGACGGTTAAGCGGAGCGTCAACATTCTGCCAGAATGACTGAATAAGAGTATTGCCAACCCAGCTAAACATACGGCGAACCGGAATAAAGCTGTCTTTAACGTCGGTAACTGCCGGATAGCAAGCCGTCCGGTTGCCCCAGCACTTCCAACCGCCGATAAAGTTAAGCGCGGTTACAACGCCCTGACTGTTCAAATAAGCAGAGTTTGACGGGTCAAGCCAAACCTCCGAACCGTCTGCCAAAACGGAAGATGTCATTTGCAGGTTTTTATTTGACGGGGAAACATACGGAACATCGTCATTATCGCCGTCAACCTGCCCAATTAATCCGGCAAGCTGGGTTGAAATGTGATAAACAACACCATCAAAAGAAGCCAACGGCCAGCAGGCAATCTGTGTTTTATCGGTGATATTGTTGTTATTTTTCCAAGCAGCAACATCCGTGTAAATCTTAACCGTAGAAGTCGGAACATCAATTAAAGCCATAGCTGTAAAGTGTTCGTTAATGTTTACGGCTTTCGCAGCCATAACAGCGGCAACCGTGGCATTTTCAGAAAAGCCCGGAGCAAGCAGAACACCAGGAACTAAACGGAAACGCGGAAAACACTCATTAACCAGCTCAAAACCGCTCTTTTTGCCGGAAACATCAACACCCCCGACAACATCGTCTGCGTCAACTTTTGACGGGTCAATTTTATCAGCGGCAAAAGTCAAGGCTGAACCAGTCGTGCACTTAAACACGCCGTCATCGTCTTTGAGTGAAGTAATAACAAGAGCGCCGTCATCGTCAAAACTCGTGATATAATCAGTTCCTTTGACGTATGCGGAACCCGTACCCGTAAGGGTAACGGAAGACGGCAAAATGCCCGTTTCTGCAATAGTAGCTGAACCTGTCCTTGCGTCCAGAGTTACGGTCGTTGTGGTTGCCGTGGACTTGTGCGTTGCCGGATCAAGAACGTTTACGATAATAACCGGTGAAACGCCGAACAACGCAAACTGTGACTGAATAAACTCTGAAATCGTGTATTCAAATTTTTTCAAACCGCTTACGCTGTCATCTTTCGGCGGAACATAACCAAAAGCGGCAACTGCTTCGTCGTATGAATAACACAATACAGGTTTATTGACATTTGCCGGGTCTGCCATATTGATAGGCGCAGTTCCGACAATGAAAGGAATACCCGCAGAAACTTCAACGGGCGGCTGAATGCTTGTAGGCACTTCAGATACTTTGACACCATGATTGTATGCCATTTTCTAAACCTCCTTAATATTCTGTTTGTTAAAGTAGTAGTTTAAGATATGCCCTTTGACGTGCATATTTTTTCTTGCCTCCTGCAATTCGCTTACAGGAACGATAAGCCCGGCGACAGTTTCATCTTTCGCCGTTAGCTCCTCAACATACGCGGGGAGCTTTCCGCCCTTGAATACTGTATATTGCGGAAGAATAGGCAATGACTTTCCAATATACACGGTAGTTTCGCGGGGAATTTGTTTAATTACTTTGCTATCTTTTTTCGCCATTTCAAACCTCCTAAAAATCAGCTTGCGGGGTGTTAAAATCCCAGTGTGTTGTCATATCAAGTTGCCATTGCGGCCAAGGTTGATTTTGCGGAACTTCCCAACTAATCGGGAATTGCAAAACATATTTGTTTGCCAAAATATTATTTTCCATTGAACATAAAGCATTTCTAATTCTTGTCATAACATTTAAGCAATATTCGTGTCCGTTGTATTCTTTCGTATAGCAACCTATAATAATTGCAACTGTAATTTCTGTTTGTTCCCTTTCGCAATTTCCAGCCTCAGCCCGGACAATCACAAAAGGAAAATCGTCATCATCACTTGAGCGTTTTGGCGGCAGATAGCCGTTAATTATTTGAGGGGCGCGCCCCTCGCCATCTTTAACAGGCAAGCGATAGTCTTTAACTGCATTATTTATAAAATCTCTTAATTCCGCTGTCAAAAGGTTTTCAATCATTATCTACCACCCTCTAAAATTCTATTTGTTTCATGATCAAGGCGTTTATCAACAGCATTACCCATTGTATCAACAACCTTATCCACAATTTCCTCATTATCAAGCATTGACGGAACAGCCGGACCGTATTTTTGTTCAACTGGCAACCGGGTTTGTCCTAAACGTTGCATAACTTTACCTCTCCACATAAAGCCCTGCCCCAATGGTTTTAATCCGCCTTTTTTAACACCTACACGGATTTGTTTACGATTAGCTCCGGTTGTGTCTGCATTCGGGCGGTGCGTAAAAGACGATAACGGCAATTTTTGCCCGGTGCTTGATAATTCAGCTTCAAGGTTAGAATTGCTGGCCTTGTGCATTTTGAAAGTTGGGCGGACTTCCTTTGCTTTGACAGTATAACGTCGCGTAACTTCCCGAGTTCCGGCGGTTCTTCCCTCTTGCAGCGCCCTATTTAGCGCCCTAGTCATTGCTTTTTGCATTCCGCCCGGAATACCCTCAAGCAATTTAGAAGCCCTTTCTACGGCGTTTTTTTCGGTTTCAACGTTTATACTCATTGTTCGTTGACCTCCGCAACAATAACAAGTATTCCCTCTTCTACGCTCACGCTGCGGACAATGTGCATAACGCCGTCAAGTTCAAGTATTTCACCCTCGACTGGCTGCCTTTCAATATCCTTAACGTCAACGTAAATCGTGAGAATATTCAAAAAGACGCCCTCAAGCGGTTGCGAAATTGTATCTTTCGCTTCCGTTGTCAAATCCTTATCCACTATGCACGCGACTTTTTGACCGTTTAAGTCATGTTCGTATGCAAATTCATCTGAATTAATGAATACGGCTTTAACATCTCTTGAAACAGCGTCTTTGAATGCACTCATTTCTGGCCTTTCTTTTTGCCTTTATTACCGGCTGCAACTTCCGGCTCTTCCGGCTGTTCCGGGGTGATTTCCTCGGCGGCTGCGGCCGGGCTATTTTCGGCGGTTTCGCTGGCTTCCGTGGTGATTTCCTCAATCACGCCGTCAGCAGCTTCAGCGAACGCAACTAAAACTTCCGGATCTGCGTCACTTACAAGCTCGCCGTTTTCTATTTCAGCATACGGAGCAGCTAAAAGCGCCTCGCAAAAATTCTTTGCAACTTCTGCTTCAAGCTCTACAATATCCCCGGCAACTTTCCGCTTATGGTTAATAATTGTATTTTGTAAAAGAACAACTTTCATTTTATGCCTCCAAAATAGGGGGGCTGGCTGTTACACCAGCCCTTTATTAATTAAGCAGCTTTGATAACGTGGAAGCCGTTAATCTGGTGGATAATCGGCAGCGGGCGGCTTTTAATCTGGACAATACGGCCAGACGGATTTGCACGCTGTACCCAGCTGTCAGGAATACGAGAACCCTCGTAAAATCTAACATCATCATCACCGGCCAGAGAAACGCAACCATAAGCCAATGAGGTTTTAACACCCTGCGAGGCCATAAGGATAAGGTCATCCGGTACCATTGGTTTTTCAACTTCGCCGTCTTTATACCACTCATCATACGAGTAAATATCAAGAGCGCTGTCTTTCAGGTAACCCCAGTAAGTAACGCCATTAGGCAGGTGCTGCGGGTTAATCTGCCCCAGATCAACACGACGGTTATCCAAAGCAGAAGCAACAGACAATTTCTCAATCATTGCCTCAATTACGCTATTTCCTACGATTAACTCTCTCGGTGTAATACCTGATTTCTGAATAACAGAACGGCGAATTGAGCGCAAATCAGCCATAATTGACTGCGCGTCTGCACCGGATGCTGTCCACAAAGTAGACAACGTTGTTTTCGGCTGTTCAGAAGTTGCCGACGGCCAGTAATTCAAAACTTCATCATATCCCTCGCCTTTAACCGTAACTTTTCCGGTAAACAAGGCTTCGGCACACATAGCTTCTTCACGACGGGTAATAATATCGTCCAATTCGGAAAGGTCTTTACCCAACTGTTCAGCTGCTCGCTGCGTCGGGGTTTTTTCTCCGTAAATACTTTCGCCCGGAGTACGTTTCAGCATATCCTCGGCGGTTGTAACCATCATCGGGGATACTTCCGGCGCTTCGTATGAATTGGTTTTATAACCATCGCGCTCAATTACAATACCGCCGACTTTAGGATTGACGAACGGCGCTAGTTTACGAGAATTTGCGCCGACAATATCAATATCGATCTTTGCAGTATTGAAAGTCGGGCGATTAGTAAAATAACGGTCCCGCAAAAAGGTTTTAGCGTCCTTTTCTGCTTCTTTGACAATGCCAAGCATTGTACGAGTATCAAACATATCCATAATTTCAACCTCCTAATTAAGCTGCTGGTTTAATGAAAATACAGACTTTACGAGCAGCAGCTTTGACATCTGCAACAGCAATAGAGCCGCCAACTTTAAGCGCATTTTCATTAAATTCACCTGTTAAATATACGGCTGCCTCTTTTGCGGCTGAAGTTGTATCAACCTTTTCAGCCAGAACAGCGTATACTTCATCAGAAGCGGAGCTAACAATAGCACCGTCAGCTTTCAGGAGTGTGCCGCGTTCCAATTCGCCAGCCTGTGCGATACTCAATTTATCAGCAACAACAGGCATAATCTGCGAAGCTGAAAAGAGGTTATCGCGTGTCATTTCAAAACTTTCTTGCATAGACATAATTTTTGCCCTCCTCTAATTATTTTCTTGCAAAGCCGCGAGCGCCTGCCTCAATAATAGCCTGCTCTTCTGCGTCTTCTTTCTTTTTAGCTTCTGCATTCGGGCTTAATCCCTCGTTTGCGTCAGGAGTAATGCCCGTCAAATCTTCCGCGTCAGCGGCACGATTTTTAAGCATAGCTGCGTTACGTGCCTTGTCGGCTTTCAGAATATTAACGGCAAGCTGTTCAGCTGTGATAGCATTATCAAACTTTGCAGCATTAACCATTTCTTCGTGTCCGGCAACAGCGATTTCTTCAATAGCCTGAATACGGGCGCGCTCTTGAGCAATGCCCTCATTCAGAGCTTCGTTGCGGATAGCCTCCACAATATCGGGGTGTTCCGCTTTCAGTGTTTCTAAATCCATAGTTTCGCTCTCCTTTTCTGCTGGATTTACAACCGCGGACGCTTTTGGCATATCCGCTTTCAAAAAGCCTTTTGGCGCATGCTCAAACAACCGGGCGCTTACCTCAAGGCCATTTAACATAACGATTTCACCGACTGCCTTATTTTCAACGGCGGTGTTTTCGTCAACTTCATCAGCCAGCCCAAACTCGACAGCTTCGGCGGCTGTAAAATAAGTTTCTGCGTCAACAACAGGCTTAATTTCATCAACGGTTTTACCTGTTTTTTCAGCGTAAATATCAAGAATATTCTGCTCTAACTTTTCCATATCGTCGGCAGCTTTTCGCATATCGTCAATGTTTCCGATAGCAATAGAGCTAATCTTATGTATCATCATCATTGAGCCTTTAGGCATAATAACCTTTGCATTAGGAACGCTGGTTATAATCGTCGCCGCGCTCATTGCCGCGCCGTCAACTCTAAAGGTGATTTCGCCTTTATGCGCTTTTAAGAGCGTGTAAATTGATAATCCGGTGTAGACAGATCCGCCAAAAGAATTGATAGAGATTTCAAGGGCGTTATCCTGCGGAATAGCTCTTAATTCATCTAAAAACTCTTTTTCGTTAAACCCCTCAGGCTCGAAAAAGTCGGCCTCTTTTGAACCGCCGACATAACCGAATAAATCAATATGGCTTTTATTGCCGTCGGTTTTTACATTCCAAAATTTTTTATTCTCTGTCATCTTCCGTATCTCCTGTGGTTACTGCCGGAGCGGGAGAAACGGCACTTAAACCGTCTGCCCGGCGCATTTCTTCTTCACGGCGGCGTACAGTGTGGATATTTTCGTATTTCATACCAGTAAGCTCTGCCGCCTCGCGTTCTCTGGTGCTAAAGCCCTCTTCAACTCTAACCTTTGCAGCGTTTGCCTCTTTAAGCGGGTCAAGCTGTCCTTGAGCGTCGCCGTACCATTCAGCACCGCACCAAGCAGCTTTTATTGCCGGATCATCAAAAAATCCGGGGGCTTTAATACGGCCTTTAAGAACGGCCTCGGTTAACCATTCCTCATAAACTGGGTCACAAAAGTTACCAACAATCCACTCGCGGCGCATTCTAAACATTTTCCACGCCTCCAATAAAGCGGCGCGGCTTGCACTATATGAAGCTGTGAAACTTTTAATTAACAATTCGTAAGGAATTTCAAGCGCTGTTCCTATTTGTCTGCAAATAGCCGTAACAAATCCCTCAAAAGCGGTGTTTGGGCGGCCGGGGTTAGCTGTTTCCACACTCTCGCCCTCACCTAATCCAACAATAGCGCCGTTTCCTAATTCATAGGCTTTAGGGTCTGGGTCAACTTTCATGTTAGGGTCAAACATCTGTCCTAGCGGCGTGTTTGGCGTGTCGCTTTTAATAAATACCGTAAACATACCTGAAACAACAGCCGCCATAAGTTCGGCCTCTGAATAGCGCCCGAGTTGCTTTAGTGCTTCAATAACCGGAGCTAACATCGGAACGCCGCGGCGTTGTGCCGGTCTTTCAACATCTGCCATAACGTGCAAGACGTTTCGCCGTCCCGTTGCCTTTCCAAAAGCTAAAACGCGTTTCCATTCGTTTTGAATGTTTACATTCAAGCGCGGGTATGAATTAGGATTGTATTTAGCCACCCAGTAAGCGATTGTTTCGCCATAAGTGCCAATTTCAACACCTCCCAAAATATTTGCGTTCGCCGGAGTATTTACCAGCGGATTACAAACCCTGTCGGCTTCAATCAAACCAATTCGCAAATCATACACGCTGCCGGGGCGCTTAATTATCGGCATAGTAACAAAAACGTCGCCGCTCATTAAAGCAGATAGCAAAACTAATGATTGCAACTGATAGAATGTTTGGCGGCGTTCTGCGTCACAATCAACCGTTTCAGCCCATAAACGCCATTCTCTTTCAGTGTTTGCCTCCCAAGCGCGGGCTTCATCTTCGGTCAAACCCAAAAAGTCCGCGTCAATTTGTGCGTTCAAAGCAAGACCAGAGCCTACTACATTTGTTCTAACTGTTTTTATTGCTCCGGTTGCAATCGGTGAACCCATATATAAATCACGGCAGCGGCTTCTCAAAGTTTCTATATTATCAACAATATCTTCGTCGGCGCTCATTCCTTTTGTTATCCAGCCGATAAGAGATTTTTTTGCGTGAGAAGCTCCGTGATTTCCGTAACCCGTACCTGATCCGCTTATTCTGTTTACAACATCAAGCATATGCCTCGCATTAACCCTTTTCAGGGCTTTTTCCGGGCTTACAAAAGATATGATTTTGTCTGTTATGTTCATTTAATCACCCTTATAAATCCCTCGGAACTGCCCTAAATACTTTTGCGCCGCCATTGCTGCCGCTTTCTAAATTTTCTAACTCATTTCGCCAGAATTGAATTCTTTTTGTTATGTCTGAAAGGTTGGCACGAGTAAGCGACCGTGTGCCGATTTTGTAACTCTGCCCGGTTGCAACTGCTTTTTCTGCGTCAAGCCATATTCTAAGATTTTCTTTAGCTTCTTCAATAGTTACCCATGACATACAACGCCCTCCATAACTAATTATTTATAAATTTAATATTTCAGAAAAATATGTCAAAATATTTTTTTTGAACATGTTAATTATTTTTCTTTACAGGGTAACACCTTTTGACAATGTACCTCTTTGCCGTTGCGACGGTTGCGCCTGATTGACGGCGTTTGATCCTCTATAATAATTCGCCAAATATTCAAAATTCGGGTTTAACATTTCAACCGCTGCCGTCGCATAAACGAAGCAGTCGAGCGCTTCGTTGCGCTCCCTGATTTTTTTCCAACTGCTTTTTATTGCTCCTTTTTCAAATTTTTGTTCAAAAACCTCAGCCGTGAGCTGTTGGAAAAAGTTTTCATTAAATCCCCTTTCTGCTTGTCGTGGATAATGCACATAACCAGCTCCCTCATCTTCAATTTTAAGCCTGCTCATAACTAAAGATTTGCCGCTATCTACACCAAGAGAAAAAAGCATAGCGCCCTCAGTATTGCTTTTTGTCGGGTTATTTATAAAAGGAACGCCGACACCGCCACGGCCTTTAATACTGAATACTCTTAACCGCTCTCTTGCTTTTGTATAGCGGTAAACATTAGCTGAATATGTACCGTCGCCGCTATCTACACAAGTACAGGCAATAGGCAAGTTCACACCGTTTGCAAGGCAACGCTTTTGTTGCAAAAGTCCGTCGAGCTGCGTCCAAGTGTCCGGCAAATCCGGCGAGCCGTATATAATGCGGTGTTCTATACCCCAGCACTCTTTACCGTCGCCCCAGCCGTAAATTGTGCATTCTAAACGGTCATGCTGAACGTCAACCCCCGCAGTTAAAATAAGCACGCCAGCAGGCAATACGTTATTATCCGCATAGTATTCACGGCGTTTATGCAAATACTCCCATATATCCTGTTCATCCGCTCTTTCATCCCACGCCTCGCCAAGTTTCAGGTTAATAAATTCCATTAACCCCTCCTTGTCGCGGTTTTTGTTTGCGGTTGTAAATTCTTCAACAAGGGAATACAGATTAACCCAAGGGCTGTAAAGGCTGTTTATATGATAGCCTTTTATGCGGCTTTCAGGGTTGGTTGCTTTCCAGCGGCCGGAGGCTAAAAGGTCGGGGTTTGGCTTATAAGCTCCCCGGATAACAGCCCCGCAGTTCGGGCAGGCAATACAAGCCGTCATTGGTAAAGCATTTCCCGCTTCGTCTTTTTCCCATTTGACATATTCCCACTTCCAAACATGCTCGTGGCCGCATTCAGGACAGGTAACATAAAATTGTCGTTGGTCGCTTTTCAAATACCAGCTTTCAATCGGGGAAGCTCCTTTGATTGTCGGCGTGCTTACCATAACAATTTTTCTGTTATGAAAGTTTGTTGTTCGCTGGATTGCCAGCTTGAGAGGGTCGCCCTCTTTTGTGGAAGAATAACGATCTATTTCGTCGCAAAGCAAAACACGAATAGGGCGGGAAGCAAGCCCCGACGGGCTGTTTGCGCCGACAAGCGCAAGATAACCGCCCGGATAGTGCTTCATCCTGATAGTTGTCGAGCTTTTGCGCGACGTTCCGCGGCCGTCTTTTCCCTCTTCCAGCTTATCCATTAGCCCGGGTGAATAACGAAAAGTCGGATCAATACGTTCTTTTGAAAAACTTTCTGCCGCTTCCAATGTCGGCTGAAGCATAAGCTGCGGAGCTGGCTCTTGGTCCACATAAAAACCCATAACGTTTAACAAGGCTTCGGACTTTCCGACTTGCGAACTACAACACATAACCACTATTTCAGTTTGCCTATCCGTCATTGCGTCCATTGGTTCTCTCAAATAAGGAACGCGTGAGGTTCTCCATTCGCCCGGCTCTGGAGAAGTACCGGGGGCAACATACCGGTATATGTCCGCCCACTGGCTACCCGTTAATTTTGACCTAGGCTTAAAAGCACTCAAAAAAGCTTCTGTGTAAATCATTCTTGGTCTCCGGTATATTTACACTTTTGCAACTCTTTCAGGGCGTTATTGATTGCGTCCGTTATGATTTCTTCAATTTCACGGGCAATTCTGCCCTCACACATTGAAGAAATACGCGGCGGAATAGCCATTAGTTTTGCCTTTACCTGTTCTGCCAGCCATTGCGCCTCTGCTTCAACTTCTGATTTTTCTAACAGCTCCCCTGATTTTGTTTTATAATCAAGCTCCCGCAAGCGGGCTTGATATGTTTTTTCTGCCAGCTTTGCCTTATTCATAGCGGCATTTATACTAACCGCCTCTTTTGCTCGTGCCGCTTTGTCATTTATAGGAACGTCGGGGGTGTCTTCTATATTAGGAATATCCGGGCGCGGGGGGCGGCTTTCTTGTTTAGCCTTTGCTTCATTAAAATTAATAATCTTATCAGGTAAAGGCTTTGAGCTTTCTTGCTTAGTAGCTTTCACGACGGCAGATTTAGGCGGGCGTCCTCCCTTGCTTTTTGGAGCTGCTTTATATTCTTCATAAGCTTTAAGCCCTGCCTCAAGCGGAATTGTGCCATTCATATATTGCGGAAGCGTACCTGATTTTAATAGTTTTTGAACCATAGTACGGCTTATGCCAATTTCCCGCGCAAATTCTGAAATTGATACACCGTCATTCATAACATTATCCCTCTTTAAGGTATTTCTATTTTAATCCTACAAAAACAAGTCTTTGCCGTGAATATTTTGACTGCCTAGCAAGCGTATTTTAATACTTTTTTGCTAAAACGCAACTGGTTTATAAATAACCAGTTGCATAACTGGTTGCATGATTTTTTCGTCTAATAGCTAGCTAAATTTCGGGGTTGCGCCGACC